GATGTCGCGTGTGCGTCCGGCGGCAACAAGCTCATCGAGCGGACTTCCGTAGATACGCAGAACGGCCTCACGGAGATCTTCGATAAAAGGCAGCTCGTCGAGGTTGGCCATGAGCTGCCCTACGGGTGTCGACTCCGGAGCCTCGTCGGTGTCGCCGTTGACAAACTCGAACAGGGCCTTGAACATTCGCGAGGCTGCTCCGCTGGCCGGCACGAACTTATAAACATCGCCCCCCTCCGAGAGGTAACGCTGCCAGCGCTCGATAGCGGCACGCTCGCCGTCGCCGCCGAGAACCGTTATACCGTGGCCCGGAGTAGCGGCCCCGACTATGGGCATATATGGAAATCCTGTTGCGAAGCGCTTCATCTGCGCCTCGGCCTGCGCAACGGCGATGCCTTTGCTGCGCAGGAGTTCTAAGTCTTTTTGTCTGAACATGGTAAAAAAGGTATGTGTGAAGATTCTGCCTACAAAATTAACGAGAGGCGAGGGCCGAGATGATAGTCAATGAGTTAGACGCCGAAAAGGATTAGACGCGCACCAAAAACGCCTATTTCCGCAGCTTTTTCGCTTCTCCGAGTTTTGCTCGGCGCAAAGGTAACTATTTTTTTGATAAGCAATGAGCTGGCAGATCTTTTCGCTAATATTTTTTCGGAATAAGCGGGACTATCAGGATGGTTGCGCGACGGTCTTCATTAGCAGGGTATATACTTTCTTTTCGCATTCTTCTTTTGCTGACACGAGGTCAGGTCGTTTGATGCTCTAAATGTAGAGGAAAGTAGATTTGGCTCAGTTGTCGTTTTGGGCGGCAAGGTCGCGGAGGCGATCTTCGATGGAGGCGGAAATTTCGCCGGAGAGGGATACTTCGGCTGAGACGGATTGCATCTGCGGGGTGTGGTAGCGCAGTAGCTTTTCCTGGGCGACGCAACGGTCTTTGGGATCCATCATCATGAGGTCGACTTCGCAGTCGGAGATTTCGACGGGGTTTCCGTCGGCATCGGCAAGGATGACGGTGTCGAGGATGTTGCCGTCTTTGTCGCGCAGGTTGACGGTGCGCGGGGTGCCGTCGGGCTCGGTCTGGGGACGCGGTGTGAAGTATTCCGTGGAGATACGGCGCAGCTGTTCTTTTATGGGTTTGGGTTTGTTGGGTGTGCCTTTCTGTCGGCCCCCTGTTTTTTTGCCTTTTGCCATGTGACTAAAAACTTAAAGATGGGGAACAAATATAGGGGGATAATTTTGCCGCATAACTTTAACTTATTAATCATAGACAAGTATGGGACTCATAGGCGATGCGGCAGGCGCTGCGCTTGGTATCGGAGGTGCTATCTTCGGTGGTATCAGTGCTTCGAAGGCGATGAAGAAGGTCAAGAAGAATCTTGAGGGCCAGATAAAGGAGAATCAGGATTGGTATGACCGCAGATATAACGAGGACGCGACACAGCGCGCCGACGCGCAACGCATCCTCACGATGACTAACGAGAGTATCAGGAACCGCAACCGGGCTGCTGCGGGGGCTCAGGCCGTTATGGGCGGAACCGACGAGACGTTGGCGGCGACGAAAGCGGCCAATAACGAGGCGTTGGCTGACGCAACGGCTCAGATCGCGATCAATGGCGACCGCCGGAAGGACAGCATCGAACAGCAGTATCAGTATAAAAAGGCTGACCTCAATAACAAGCTCAATAATATGGAGGTCAACAAGGCTAAGGCTGTTGCTCAGGCGGCACAGGGAGTTGCGGATGCGGGCGCGGGTCTGGGCGATTTAGACTTCGGCACGTATAAGACCAAGGGCGGTAAGGAAATAGCGCTCTAACCGATAAAGACTGAAGAATATGGCTGACGATAAGAAGAAAATATATGACGGGTATACGGGAGCGAATGAGGCGGCAGCTGAAGCTACCGCTCCGGTTCAAAATACGCCGACGCCGGTCTATAACGGGCACACTGAGGCGGCAGAGGCGATGGAGCCGAAGTCTACAGCGTCGCAGTCTGCGGCATCGCAGGATTGGGATGATTATATGGCTTATACGGCTAAGAGCTATGATGAGCTGATTCCTCAGGTCGAGGAACAGATGAATGCTTTCAAACCTCTGACGAAGGCACAGCTCGAGAAGATCAGGAAGCGGCAGCGCGCCCGCTCGGTAATGAGCGGTATTACGGATGCTGTCAGGTCAGTGGCTAATCTTGTCGCGACGCATAATTATGCGCCGAATATGTATGACGCCACAGATGGCATGTCGGCCCGCGCTAAGGCTCGGTTTGAAAAGGATAAGGCTGAGCGCGAAGCTAAGGATGCGGAGTATTATCAGCTTGCTATGAAGCTCGGACATCTGAAACAGCAGAAGGCAGCAGCCCTCGCCGGGCTTGCGGCCCAGAAGCATCAGCAGGAGCTGGCTGAGCAAAAGGAAGCGCGTGAAGAGCAGAAGGCGGCTCAGAATGAGCTGATGTTCCAACTCAGATATGCACTGCAGCAAGGAAAGCTTACTGAGCAAGGTTACAGAAACGCGATTGCTGAGGTCAAGGCGAATAAGATTGAAGAGCTGACAGACGCTCAGATCGATCGTTTGAACCGCACGTCTACCGGCGGTCGCGGTGGTGGTCGCGGTGGTAAGCCTCAGTATGACAAGGTAACGGAGACGACCTATGACAATTACGGAAAGCCAACGAATAAGAGGGAGACTTATTACCCTCGCGGCAGCGCGCCTCAGCAGAAAAAGAAAACTGGAGTTAAATGGAAATAAAACACAACAAAGATGGCAGAATCACAACTCAGAACACTATATGAATCGCTCCGCAGGGACAATTACGATGTCCCGGATACTTACGAGTCGTTTGAGCGCACGCTGACAGCGCCCGGCCAGGAGGGAACTACTAACAGACAGACGCTATACAATTCGCTGCATAAAGACGGCTACGATGTTCCTGACACTTACGAGTCGTTTGCGAACACTCTGTTTGTTCCGCAGCCTAAGCAGCAGACTGCGCCGGCACCACAGGCAGTCGCTGAAGCTCCTGCTCCTACTCAAAAAACGCAGACGACTGCTAAAGATACCGCGCCGGTTCAAAAAGCACAGCCTCAGGTTCAGACACAGACACGGCCGACAAGTCAACAGCCGACTGGAACTGTTGTGGCATTTAAACTCAGGCGAGGCGGTCATGATTTTTATGTGACGCAACAGGAGGTCAACGAGGCCGGCGGTCTCGGAGCGTGGGCTGCGAAACATCCCGGTGCACCTGTCCGTGTCTATATGCACGGTGACGGTTTCACCGGCCATGTTGATCTGTCGGAGGCGTCTAAGCGCCGCAAGGAGAAGGGTTATAAGTATACACTTGAGTATAGGCCGGGCCATAAGGTGAAACGAAACAAGAGCGGCTGGGTTGACAATCTTGTTGAATACGGGCAGGAGACTAAGGCTATAGAGGAAATGACGGCTCCGACGAAGCAGGTTGTCGAACAGCTGTGGAGCGCTGCCGAGAAGAAGCAGACGACGGATGCACGGAATAATTACGATGCCCTGAATAACAAGTGGTCGCGAACGGGTGACGATATGCCTTTCGTTGATTCAAGCGTGCGCTATCTTGCCAATGAGACCGACCGCATGAAGAACTTCGACCTCGACAAGATGTCGGAAGAGGCATGGCGACGTTCGGGCGCTGCGCTGACGCAGAAAGTTTATCAGAGATTAAAGCTTGCAAATCCTAAGGCTGACGACAATAAGCTGATCGAGCAGGCTGAGGCGGAAGCGTGGCGGCTCACTAATAAGACAGTGTATGACTATGCCGTAGAAAAGAATATGCCGAAGAGCGTTCTGGAGTATTTCTTTAAAAAGGTCATGGATCAGAACAGTGTTGTCTCGCTACTGCGTGGCACGGCGCGGAGCATGGCAGCCACGACAGGAGACCAGAGCGCCTATGAAGCGGCTCAGGAAGAATACGGGAAAAAGCATAAGGTTGCCAGTGTTGCCAGCACGGTAGTGGGTATGGGCGCCGATCCGATGATGACTCTTACGGGTGGAGCGGGCGGCGCAGCTGGAAAAGCTGTCTTGAATGTCGGTGGAAGACTGATAGCGAGAAAAGCTGCCGGCACTGCCGTCGAAACCGGCACAAGGCTCTTCGCGAATAAACTTGGGGCGAAAGTTGCGGCCGGCGTTGCGAGTGGCAGTGTGAACCTCGGAATGTATGAGGGTCTTAAGGAAGGGGAACGACAGTTTCTGCACGGTGGCTACATTAATCCTGAAACGGGGCAGAATGAGGGGTATTCTCTGCGGGCGATGTTTGAGTCGGCGGGTAAGGGCGCTATTCTCGGAGCGGCTACAGGTGTCATATCTCCCATATTCGGCAATGTCGGCAATAAACTTGTCGGCAAAGCTGACAGAATTTCATCTACGGGCGGAAGTATGGCCGCAAAGGCGGGGATACGAGCTACGCAGCACCTTGTTGCTACGGGCCTTGAAGGGACGATATTCGCTACCGAGGGATGGCTGACGACTGACGAGGATAAGATGGATGTCTGGCTCGACAGTATGGCCACAATGATAGGCTTCAAGGGGCATCATATAATAAAGAGTGCTCCGCGTGTTATTGCCGGAATGAGACCTGTCAAGCCGACCGCAGACAGACCGTTGACAATAGATGAGCGCAACTTTAACCGAAAGAGCTTTGTCGAAAGGGTCAGCGCAATGCTCGATGGTCCGAAATTCGCTGATGAGCGCCGCAATGGCAGCGGAATGCCTCTGTCGTTCACCAAAGATGATATTTCCACTCTCAAAGAAGCCGGTTACGGGTCATTGGCGGATATATTCCGTTCAGACAGGGCAAAGGAGGCTGATAAACCCTTTGAGGAACGCGTTCTCGATGCTCTTGGCGAAGATGAGTCGACTGCTGAAATGTCAAATGGCTCAGGAGGTTTACTTGACGGTTACTCAGAGATGGAGAAGCTTGTCAAGGATGCCAGTGTGCCTCAGGAGATACGTGCCAAAGCTTATTATGCGTTGACCGGCCACTGCCTCGGCGCAGGTACGATAACGGGACATGCGACGAGGGAGACCGACGACGGACGTATCGCGGTTGATGCGCTCACCAACAATGGCGAGATTGTTTATAGACGATACTATAAGTCGAAGGATGCGGCTAACGCGGCTACAGAGAAACTCGACCGTCAGATTGAGCTCAATAAGATTGATGTTGGTGAGCAGTATGCCGACGCTGTAGCTGACGAGACCATTCTTGATGATATAATAAAGGATCAATATCCTGATAGTAATCCTGAGGACATCAAGAAGATTTACTATGGCGTCAAGTATGGGAAGGCTCGTGCTGATGAACATCTTCAAAAAGGAATTGATGCCATAGACAAAGAAATAGCAGCACGGAAAGATGAGGCTGCCGATATGCGGCCGGATGTAATCCGCAAGGATTATGGAGAGGAATATGGCGTTGATATTGATGACGCTATCCGAAAGCCGTCGGGAGATCGAAGCGAGGCCGAGAAAGAGGCTGTTGAATCGTATATTGCGAGGCTGTTTGCTTCGGGTGAGACTCGCGTTGATCGATATGACGGCAAATCGGAATCTTATGTTTCGGATGTTTCTGATGTGACGGATGCGGCGGATGTCGCGGAGACGCAGCCGGAACGGCAGCCGATTGGTCGGGCGACGATGAAGTTCCGGGACAGGCCGGTAGAGGTTCTGAGCGGGCGTGTTGTGATGACCGAGGATGGCAAGATGGTCGATGTTGAGCGCAGTGACAAGACTATTGTTGTCAGAGATCCGGCGACGGGAAAGACCGAGATGGTGTCGCCGGAGGCGATGCTTTCGTATGAGGATGTCGCGCCGGAGGTTGCGGCTGACGAGCGGTCAATGCCGAAATATTCGTCGGGACGGATTGTGATTCGTGATGCCGACGGTAAGGAGAGGCGCGGATTCCTCACCGGCGACGTTGATGATCAGGGCCGGTATGAGTATTATCTTGCGGGCGATCTTAATCACCTTTTCTATGCAACGGAAGAAGAGCTCGACAACAGGGTAACAAAGTTTGTTCCTGACAGGCGGAATGATGTTGCGGATGTTTCGGATGTGGCGGATGAAAAACAGAACGAGGTGTCGGTGTCGATGCCGACAGGCGTTGAGGCTATCGGAGCGGTCGATGTTGCGCAGTCTGACGGCTACGGGCGTCGGTTCACTGTCGGCAGAAACGAGAACGGCGAGCTTGTCGTTGTCGACGAGCGCGGCTATATGTGGGCGCATGACGGTAACGGCGAGCGCATGGAGCCTTACCAGCCGGGCGCGAATGTTCCCGTGTGGACTGAAGAGCAGCTCTCTAACTTAGGGGCAGTTCAGCTCACCAATGAGCAGCCGGTCGCCGTTCCCAATCTGCCTGAAAACGTTCCCACTTTTACGGAAACATCACAAAATCCTACGGAAAGCGCTATTTTATCCGCTGAGACCGTTCCCAATCCCGAAAATCACGCAGATAACGCAAAGGGAGCGCCAAATCAGACCTCAGAGCTTACACCTCTGCAACGTATTCCGCGCGATGAGAAGGGTGAGCCTATTTTTGAACAGGCTGAGACTCCGGAGATCGCATGGGATGCTCTCGTTGAGTTCAGTGACGGCGATGTTGCCGATGCCAAAGAGATGGCCGATATTGTCACCGAGCAGAAGCGCAAGGCTCTGGAGAAACTTCAGAAGCAGAAACCTAAAGGGGACAGCCTTGCGGAGCTTCGGGAGTCTCAGAAGGTTATCAAGGCTGCCCGCGAGCAGGCTGAACAGGAATATAACCTTTGGCAGCGGATAGCGGGTATCGAGCAACTACGACAGGAGGCAGAGGCTCGCCGGCAGGCAGAAGAACGTGCGGAAGCAGAACGTGCGGAGGCCGAAGAAAAGAAGCGTAAGGCGGCTCTCGACAAGCGTCTTCGTGATACATTCGAAGATGTCAAGGATGTTCCCGAGGCAGTCGAGGTGCTTGAGGATATGGATCCGCGTGACATATATGAGGCTGCGGCGCAGCTGCTGTCAGGACAGAAAGTGCTGTGGGGTGATGCCGGCGTTAAAGTTGGCGCACGCTCCGAAACCGGCTTTGGTGAGGAAGAGCGTCGTCGTCTCTTCGGGCTGTTTGCGTCGGAGGCCAACGGGGGTAAGTCACTTTCGCGACTGGCTGAGGATGCCATGAAGCAGCAGTGTGAGACATACGGTATTCCCTACGACAATCAGGATGCACGAAACGCTTTGATTGATGTTATCAGTGGCGCGCGGACTGTAGGCGATATAAGGAATTATATTGCCAATAATCGTATTGACGAGGCCCGACGGCTTGCAGAGGCTAAGAGACGGCATGAAGAGGAACAGTATGACGAGTTTTGCCGTCAGGAGTATCATCTGAGCGCGGAAGAGGTCGAGGCATACGAGGATCAGCTTCTCGCAGAGCTCTCGGAGCGCGACATAGAATTTGACGCAAACGAATATAATGACTATATTGCAGACGAAATGGCCCGTGCGGCCGAAATAACCGAACAACAGAAAAATGGAACAGAAGACAATGATGCCCGACGCGGAAGCACGCCGGGAGATCGAAGAGTTCAAGAAAATGACACCGAAGGAAAAGGCACGGTTTCTGGGCGAAGCGATGAGGTTTTGCCTGAGTCACGGGCTGATCAGTCCAGCGGAGCGGCAGCAGATGGCGACCGATCCGGAATTCAGTCGGCAGATGGCGTTCAAGGCGATGGCCCGGCGTCAGCTGTGGCGCAAGGCGCACAGCGAGGCGGAATCGCCGCTGTCGGAAGAAGAAAAGCAGATGATAGCCCGTATGGAGGGCTGGCCGAAGAAGTAACTTCGGCAATCGGACCATTCGGAAAAATTTATACTCAATTCAGAGGCAAGCCTCGGGAGGCTGTAACATTCTTACTTGCTAAAAGAGACGGTGAAGCAATCGGAGCTCTGCATCATAAAGATGTCGGAGAAATTGATCTTGTGTGGGGCGAGGAAGGATCTGCTCATAGCGATGGTTTTGGGCTCGCTAAATTAGCTAAATATCATCCTGAGGTTCTATTCAACCTACAAGAGATACTGAATGATATGGCGGTGACCAAGCGTTCAGCGAATCGAGTACAGCTGGAGAGTGAGAAATATAAAGCCGCAGTACGTCTTACATGGGATAATCAGAAGAAAACATGGCTTCTTACCATGTTTGAAAAGAAAAACAGTGTCCTCGACAATACGACAGACACTGACAAGACCCATGAGGGCAACGGGAATGACACGGCTACTCCCGAAAACACTGTTATTTCTGATCGCAAAGATAATGACTTTGCATCGGATAAACAAGCGAGTGGAGAAGAAAGTTTGCCGCAACTCTCTGACGATAAGCGAAAGCCGGGTCTTCAAGCGGCTGTGGAGGCGGCTTCGGCAGAGGTTAACACAGAGCCGACCGAGGCTCAGAAGAAAGCCGGAAACTACAAGAAGGGTCATGTCACAATCGGCTCGTTTGACATTACGATAGAAAATCCGGCAGGAAGTGTGCGCCGTGGCGTTGACGCGGACGGTAAGGAATGGAGCACTACCATGGCGAACGCCTATGGTGAGATCCGAGGTACACAGAGCGTTGATGGTGATCCTATCGATGTATTCCTTGCTACAGATATGGATGCGTGGAATGGCAGAAAGGTGTTTGTCGTTGATCAGACTAATGCTGATGGGTCATTCGACGAGCATAAGGTTATGCTTGGCTTTAATGATAAGGACGAGGCTACGGCCGCATATCTCGCCAACTATAATAAGACGTGGGCTGATACTCACCCCGGGCTTCGCATTACCGAGGCTAACATCGCGGATTTTCAAAAATGGGTTGAAAGCAGTCATCGCAAGACAAAAGCTTTTGCTGACTACTCGATGGTAAAAGGCACAGCTGAAGCTGTTGCCCGGAGACAAAAAGATGAGGCGGAACTTCGCACTGAAAGGCCCGAGCGCGGGGCAAATTATGACATGCTGAAAAGTGACCTCGTCGGGTTTGCAAAGAAATTCAAAGACGCCGGAACGGCCAATATCACGGCTATCGAGCGTGAGATATCGGAATGGATGTCGAAGCAGACGGCTGAGGATATTGTAGATCTCGATGCATGGATGCTTTCTGACGTATGCAATGAGGCAGGGCTCGACAAAGGCAAGGCATGGGCATTCAGGATGTCGGTTGACCATGCGACGCCGAAGGAGCTTATCGAAGAGGTGTTTAAGATACGGAATAGCCGCAGAGCACAGATTGCGCTGCGAGGGATTGCCGATGTGGACGGGTTCGATATGTTGAGTCCGGAATCTCAGGCAGCGGTGGAGCATTATCTCTCGAGGTACGGGAGCAAACCCATAAGGGTTGTTGTCGGCATGGACGATATTTGGGCGCCTGGATTTCCGAAGGAGGTCAGTGAAGCGTTTGAGGAAGTGGTGGACGAAGGCGGTATTCCGGCGGTATACAATCATTCTGACAAGAAAATATATATCTTTGCGAATGTTTTCAATAGCGCCCGACGCCATGATGGGGATCTTTTTCACGAGAATGTTCACGGAGCTATAGATGAATGCGAATCTTACCCTGAGGAACTTCTTTCATCATTTCGCCGCAAAGTCGTTTCGTCAGGATATAAGGCTGCGCGATTCCAAGGCCTCGAGTCCATGCTTAAGAAGGAATATGACGAAGATTCTGTCGATGAAGAATTTTTGGCATACACCCTACAGTGGATGTTTGATAGAAGCGATCGCGAATCTCGAATTATGGAGTTGCTGAGCGATGAAGAAAAAGAATTTATTAACAATAACATATTAAATAAGATACGGTATGCACAAAGACGCAGAACGAGCGAAAGCGCTTCGGAAGAAAGTAAAGGGCATGAAACTCTACACGCTTCGCGACAGCGCGCTGGCGGCGGCGATGGAGCATGGATTTCCCGAAAAGCCACTGACGGAGATGAGCAACGAGGAAGTCAGGGAGTGGCTGGAGAGTCTGCCAGCGACGAGCGAAGCGAGCAACGACGATACGCGATAGGGGATGGCGCAGCTGAAGCTCCCGCCAAGGGCAAAAACGCTGAGAGCGGAGGCGATGAGACGGCGAGGATTGAGGACTTCGGCGAAAAGATTGTGGGCGCGCGCAAGGATATGCTTCGCGAAGTCGCCAAGAGCGTGGAGAACGTCACGGAGCAATCTTTGATAGAGTTGCCGATGGGTAAGGCCTTCAAGCGTCCCAACCTCAAAAAGATGGTTGACGGTGGCGTTATCAGTGACGACGATGCCTCGCTGGCCGAGGCCGTCATGCAGGGGCTTGTCTATGCAAAGAACAAGCCCGTAGCCACCCGCTCGCCGCGCCGTCAGCGCGAAATCAAGGAGTGGGCAAAAGAGACCTACGAAGGCATCAGGCTGTTGGGCGAAATACTCAGCGGCGACCCCGCTCGGCGCGACAAGGCCCTGGAAGAGCGCAAGGCCCGTCAGGCCGAGAAGCTCGCCGAGGTGAATCGACACATCGATAACCTGCGCGAATGGAATCCCGGCAAGGAGTTTTCCTACCTGACAGAGCTCCCCGATGAAGTCGAGGTAGTCAGCTGTGTCCTCAAAGGCATAGGCCACAAGGTCGGTGAGAAGATCAATCTGCCGCTCTGCCGCCTGGAGGTGAGCTCGACCGGGAAGGGCTACACTATTACCGGTCCGGGCAAGCAGGGGGCGCTGTGGTTCAAAAAATATCACAATACGGTTGACGAGGCTATCGAGACAATGATATTTGCTGCCCGTCTGGCACGCGGAGACCGCGATGTTGAGATACCCGGATACTATCTGTCTGTCAAAGGTGTTGGCAGGCCGCGCATGGAGCGTACCGGCAAATATGAGGTGGCGTATTGGGCAAAGAACGGCAAGGACATCAAGACCAAGCTCTTCTCCGGCAAAAAAGAAGCTGAAGAATTTGCCACAGCCCATTCAGGCAAAGTGACAGAGCAGCAGCGATACGTCAACGAATATGAAAGCTACACCGTCACCGTTAAGAACCCGCTGACGGGCAATAGTCTTCCGATTGGCGGGGGGAGTACCGAGAGAGTTGAATTGATCGCCATGATGGACGAGCAGCACGACGAACTGAATGCGCTTGCCGTCGAGGCTATCGCCAAGGAGACGGGCACAAAGAGTGCACCGCGTGATCACTTCTTCGTGGCGACAACATGGGAAAGAGGCAAAATAATATACAGCATTGTGTCGACGGATAAAAACAACCCGTGGCCTATCGTGAAGGACTTCGCGACGCGAAAAGAGGCCGAGGCATGGTATGGCGCTAACCGCGAGCGCCTTGAAGCAGAGCGCCGTCAGCGCATGGAGTCCGAGAAATCTGTTGTATATTTCGAGACCGGCGTACATCGTCGGGGTAAGGATCATCGCAGCGGTCGGCATGCAACGCCTGAGATGTATGATGAGCAATTCGGCTTCAGGGGCGTTCAGTTCGGTAACTGGACTAATGACACCGACCGCCAGATGGCCATGGATCAGGCATACGACGCCTTGATGGACCTTTCGGAGCAGTTAGGCATCAGCCCTCGCGCTATGTCGCTCTACGGCGAGCTCGGACTTGCCTTTGGCGCACGCGGCTGCGGAAACGCCTCGGCGCACTACGAGCCCGTGCAGATAGTCATCAATCTGACTAAGACAAAGGGTGCAGGCTCGCTCGCTCACGAGTGGTGGCATGCGCTTGACAACTACCTCTCGCGTCGAGCAGGCGTGGCACTCGGACACGCTACACACGGACATGGCAGCGACAAGATGGATCCCGATGTCGCTTCGGCTGTCGCGAGGCTGATGGAGGCTGTATTAAGTTCTCAATACGGGAAGCGCAGTTTAGCCAAAGGGGAATACTGGGGGCGCCCCACAGAAATGGGTGCGCGACTTTTCGAGACATGGATCTCGGAGCGAATTAAAGCCGAAGGAAACCGCAGCCCATTCCTCGTATCGGGCATTTCGCAAAATGCCATCGATCTTTTCCATTCGCTGAACTATCTTGTTTATCGTTCCAACGAAGCGCGCGTTGCCGAGCCGCACTACATGAGCAAAGAGGAATTTATCAAGACGCCCGAAGCGCTCAACGGCTACCCCTATCCCGTAATTGGTGAACTGGAAGCATTATCACCAAGCCTTGAGAATCTGTTCAATATCCTCAGAGAAAATGAGCGGACCGACGGCATGATGGCAAAAGAGCCCAGACGTCGTTATGGACGCGCCAAACGTCCTACCATGACAGGGCGCACACTATTTGACTGGGCTGACGACGAAGCGCGCGCCCAGCGTGATACCCCCGCCAAAGATGAACGCGACATAGCAGCCGACGATGCCAACGCCGCCCTTGACGAATATGCCGAGGCATATAACGACTACCTCGAACGGACTGAGAACCTTGAGGCGCAGCTCGAAGCTGAGGGGGTCGACGAGACACTGCGCGCCATACTACGAGAGCAGGCCGATGCCGAAGAGACCATGTTGCTCGAAGGCCGCGACCGCCTGCGGGAATCACTGCGTCAATACTATGTTCGCGAAAACACGCCGGAAGATGCCGAGAGGATTACCAGAGATATGGTAAGCCGCCTCGAAGCTGAGATCGAAGTGCGTCGCAGAGGTAAATCCGTTCTTGCCGATATTCTCGAAGAGCGGATGCCAGCCGAAGGCACAGCGCAGCCGACCAACGAGGCGCGCACTTCTCAGGTAAAGACAGCCGGCGGATATTTAACCTATCAAGCGCAAGGGCATCTCCCTGACGCGCGTGAGGGAGAATTTGCATACGTCGAGCGACAGTTCAGCCGAACCGGCGAGTTCTCCTTTACCGGTTCTGACCGTATAATTGACCGCGGCGACGTGGCATATATATTCCGCAGCCTTGAGGATTATTCCAATGAGAACGTCTTTGCCGTGCTCGTCAAGCACGGGCATGCAAAGATAATACATATTGGCATGGGAGGCCCGACATCAAGCGTGGCTGACATGGGCGCAATACGCGCGGGCGTCGATGCCTTCGGAGCCGACAAGATCTATCTCGTGCACAACCACCCCTCGGGCAACCTGAATCCGAGCGAACCTGACCGACGCCTCGTGCGTGCTCTTGAGATAGCTTTTGGAAGCGATATTAAAACAGAGGGCATTATCATGGACACGACATCTGGGAGGTATACGACATTTGACAGCTTAAGACGGACTGAAACGTTCGACCGTCCGCGTGAGGAAAGCAGCACTAATACTGACCATGAAGTCTACAGACTCAATCACGCAGACCGAAGCGGCATGCCCGAGAACATCGTCCAGATCAAAAGTCCGCAAGACGTGAAGACGTTTTTGGGGAATCTGCGCTTTGGGGGAGTAAAAAAGGTAAGCTACTTAATATTGTCGACCAACCATGAAATCATAGGACATTTCCACACCGGTTACACGACGCTCGAAGACGCCGGGCTTGCCGAGGAAATAGCGAGCGTAGCTGAAAAATTTGGTGGAACTACGGTCGTTGTTTACGGCAACATGGAGATTACCAAATCGTTGGGACTCAAAGAAGCGCTGAAAAACAAAAGTCTTAACACTATCACTCTGCTCGATGTTGTCGGCATGCGTGGCGGCATACACCGCAGCGCAATTGACGAGGGCTTACTGCGGGAAGAGAGTGAGCCTTACGGTAGTCTCACTGAAGTGAGAGAGCCGATGACCCGAGAAACGAGCCCACAGAATATAGGTAAGATTGAGACGGAGAATGAACGTTTAAGTGCTATACGCGCGCTGAAGCCGATAAAAATTGAGCGTAATTCGATGAGTCGAGAAGAGCTGTTTGCTATATACAAATCTTTGCCGACTGTTAATAAGGACGGTAATAAGATCAGATTCTTAAGAACCGCCTTTGGTAAAAACTATAAAGAGGGAGGATTATTTGCTCAGATTTCACCGCGGTTAAACGATGTATTATCATCGGCAGTGCTGGCATATTCTGAAAAAGATTCGTTGGGCGGAACCACACGACCTGATGGCATAAAACATAAAGCACATTCCAACGTTCTCAGTTTTGACAATTATGTGAACAAGGTAAGCATTGAGAACTGCGAATATTATGTGCGCATGACAGTGCAGAATACGGTAGATAATACAACCGGGCTACATTCCTGCTTTGTGTCAGATATAGATCTATATGAAAATACCGCCATAGGAAGAACGGATTCTGCAATCTCACGCAGGCCGAACGATTCCTTTAGCGGCATTGTTGATGCAAAGTTACAACAATTCTTTGAACGGGCAAGTTCTGTGGAAAGTAAAAATTCCCACGGAGCGTCGGAGGGTGAGAATGGGGCGTCAGATGAGGCCCCCTCACAGGAGCATGCTTCGGGTGAGGCGGATGTTGCGGATGTTTCTGATGAGGCCCGGATCTCGCCGGAGGCTAAGCGCAGCCATGCGGAAAAGTTGGCGAAGAAATTTAACACCCCAATTACGACAGTTGATGATGTCGAGAAACTTCCGGCCGCAATGCGGAATAAGAAAGGCGGATATGATGTAAGGAATGGCAACGTGATAGTTGTGATTCCGAACCATGCCGATGTCGAGGATGTTGCCGAGACAGTGTTTCATGAGGTCGTCGCCCATAAGGGGCTGCGCGAAATGCTTGGTGAAGAAAACTACGATGCCTTCTGCGATGAAATTTACGGACATCTCAAGGATGATCTCAAACGTCAGATTGATACAGAAGCAGGGCGTCGGTTTATGAGAGAGCCCGAGAAAGGTTATGAGCATCATCGGCGTGTGGCTGTAGATGAGCTGTTTGGGCGCATGGCTGAGAAAGGTTTTGAGGACTTCACCAAAGCCGAGAGGGGTATCTGGGCGAAGCTCAAAGCTAAAGTATTGGAGGCCATCAATAAATTCCTCGGCTCGCTGAAACTCCCCAAATGGGTGAGACTCGGCGATAATGAGTTACGCTACATTCTATGGCGCAGCCATGAGCGGCTCGGTGCCCGGGCTAAAGCCCAGGAGCAAGTTCAAAACGAGGCGCTCGATTTTGTTGATATGGCGCGTGACGTAGCAAAACGCGCCGAGCTGGGGTTGAATAAGTCGGATGTCATAGTTACGAGGTCAAGAAAGACGACGGCAGACAGGATAGAGGAATCGTTCGATGCGGCGGTTGCGGGCGAACTGACAGGGAAACCTGTTGAGATCGGCAGATTGACGAAGGAAGGCCGCGAATATCTTGAGAAGCTGTCGGGGCTCAAACTGAAAGATGTTGTTTCGTTTGTGCTTAATCCATCAGATTTAGCGCACATTTATCGCCGACATTTTGGTAAGAATGAAACAGATGCACGTAATATACCTTTAACTAAAGATGACATCAGGCAGATGGCTTATGTTGTTTCAAGTCCTGATAAAGTGATATTTGGCAAAGAAAAAAGTGGCAATCAGCGAAATATGTTCTTTTTTCTGAAAGAGACCGACAATGGCAGTTATAATCTTATGGAGGTATATTCTGACAGAAAGGGGAATCTCACTGCTAAAAGTTATTTCAAAAGCAAAGAGGGCGTATCCCAACGTGCAATGCTACTCAACGAGTCCTCTACACTTACGTCCGTAACGGATGGGGCAACCCTCTCTGATAGCGCGAAGTTACCGAAATTCTTTGAGAGTGCAACAATTTCGGAGGAAGAAAGTTTTGATTTCCGTTATCGCGATGGTGAGACCGGCGATATTTGGAAGGATCAGAGTATCGGACTAAAGGAAAAGATTACCTATGCTGCTCTGCGACTGAGCAAGGCGCAGGCTGATGATCTGACATTGCGTAATGATGCCATGGCGGCGATTGGAGATAATCTGAAAAACTTGTTGCATGATATGCGTAATCGCAGGGGCACTACTCAAAGATTTGCGGGCGCCGATCACAAGGTAGAGGCGGATATCGCCAAAGCCAAGGCGGCGCAGTTGCGATATGACCGCTCGACGGTGAAACGCGTCGGAGACCTTGCACGCATTCTCATGCAAACCGGCTATCTGTCGGACATGACCTCAGGCGAGATACTGCGGCTGATGTCGGCGGTCAAGAACTCAGTCGGGGGTAATGACATCGAATCGAGCGTAGATAAAATCATGGACATTATGATCGGCAATCAGCTTCGCAATGCCGAAGATGCTCTTCACTCGCTGCTGTCGATCCGCGGAAGTAAAGTTGATTCACGAGGCGTTGAGGTTCAGGGCGAGCTCGACATCGACGGGCAACGAACCATTGAGGTAGTCAAGAGAACGATTAATCTCAATGAAGATAACATCACTTCGCTCATGGATGATGCCCGTGACCGTATGGGCGATTCTGACAAAATCATCGCTGACAATGCCGCCATAGAATATGCCGGCCTCAATATGGCTCTTGACTACGCACAGAACATTGCCAATAGCAAAGCTGAGGAAGCAGCACTGCGTTACGACCTGAAGACTGCTAATGAGGATATGAAAGTCGGCCGACTTACCGAAAATGCCTACAAACAGCTTGTCGATAGTATTGATGAAGCTATTCGCAAAAACAAAATTGAACGGGCGGAGGCTTACTTTAACCTCGTCGGACGTCTGTCGGACAGCTTGCGCGAGAGCATTGAGAATGCCAAAGCATTCCGTAATGCAGAGAAAGCTCGAGTCAGAGAGATACAGCACAACGCGAACTCTGATATGGAGGGGCGCCCGAGTAACGAGCACCACAAAGATGACTGGAAAGACAAGATGGCCAATAATGGATTCGTTCAGTTCGTGCTCGCTCCATTGGGCACCTTTGACCAGATACTGCGAACATTCGGCAATAAGAGCGCTAATGGAGAAGGCTATCTTTGGAATCGTTTCATGCGCGGGTGGGTAGATTGCCGGAATAAGGAATTACTTGGAGTCAAGAATAAATTCGCGCGCCTCGACGAGAAAGTGGCAGAGATTTTCGGAGCTTTCGCTAAAGCTCGGGGCGGTTCAAAAAAAAGCCCGAAAGTAAAGAGTATGGCGGACATGATAAAGCTGGACGGTAAGCTGCCGACGGCTACCGTAAAATTCTGGGACGGTGGTGAGATGCGCGAGCATGAACTCACGCAAGGTAATCTGCTATACATCTATATGGTCGACAAAATGACAGACGGGCGCATGAAACTGCGTCGCATGGGCATTACTGAAGAGGACATAGCCAACGTCGAAAAAGCACTCGATCCGAGATTCAAAGAATTCGGCGACTGGCTTCAGGAGGAATTTCTTGTCGACACCCGTAACGAATATAACGAGACTCACAAACGGATATTCGGCGCATCAATGGCCGCAGTTGAAAACTACTTCCCATTGAAGATACTCTCTAACGCTCGTACAGACAAAGAAGAAGACGTCAATCAGCAAGGCCGCCCCGACGGTATCACCACAAAGACTGGCAGCATTATCAAGCGACGCACCAACAGTCTCGCGCTTGACATCATAGGTTCCAATGCTCTAAGTGTTGTCCTTGACCATATCACCGAGATGGAACATTGGAACGCCTATGCCGAGTGGAACAGAGATTTGAATACCCTACGCACTTACAAACGCTTCCGCAATCAGGTGATGAATATGACCACCGCATACGGCGGCGGAGAAAGACTGTGGAAGCGCTTCAATGACCTATGCCTTATGGGGGCCGGTGAATATCGTCCGCCTATTGCCATGCTTGACAAGGCTGCAGTCAATATAGCCAAGGGAGTGACCGCCGCGAAAGTTAGCTTCAGAATATTCACAGCACTGAAACAGTTCCTTTCGGCTCCGGCTTATATTCCCGAAGTCAGCACCGCTTCAATAGCCAAGAGCCTTACCAATCCATACGGCGACTTCAAATGGTGCATGGAGAATCTGCCGATATTCTACGAGCGCTGGCATTCGCGCATCAGCGGCGACCCGCGTTTGCTTAAGACCGACCATGATTGGAAGACATGGCGTGAAGGTATCGTGGCGGTGGCAGCACGCTTAGGTATGACGCCGAATGCGTTTGTTGACGCTCTGACCGTCAGCATCGGGGCAAGAGCGATGTATCAGACCCGACTGAAACGTTACCTCAAAGAAGGCTATGCGAGTGAAGAGGCTGAGAATCGCGCCAAGCAAGATGCCACAATACTGTTCAATCAGACTCAGCAATCGTCGGAGTCGCCTTTCTTGTCAACAATGCAGGTAGACCGTTCCTGGTTGAGCGTGCTCTTCACGGTGTTCCGCAATTCGTCAATGTCGTATACCCGGCAGGAGTATGACGCTCTGCGCAATCTGAAACGGAATCTGACACCGGGACAGAGAGCCAAGAGCATTGAATTTATGACCAAACAGATACTTCGTGATTGGGATATTGACCCCGACACCGCCACGGATGCAAAGCGCAGCCAAGCACAGAGCGCAGCCAAGAAACGTTTCCGCAGACAGCTAAAGAAAGACGTTGTTCGTTTGGCAACATTCGGCTTCATTCTTCAGCTTGCATGGAATCTCGGCGCTTATCTGCCATATATTATCTTCGGCGATGACGAAGATGAAAAGGATAAGATGTGGGACGACGCACTGACGCACGCCTACTTCGGAAGTGTCGAGGGTCTGACCGGCGGCGATGTGATGAGCAGCTTCGGCAATATGTGGGCGAGCGGTGAATGGAATGAAAGGCAACTGACCAAGGATATGCCGTTGGCGAGCGACATCAGTGCCATAATCAAAAAATTCGCCGGCGGAAAGAACATTGAGGCGATCAATGATATTGTCAATTTAGCCGTTCAGTCGGGTATCGGTGTAAACCCACAGAGCATTACCGATGTGGTAGTTGCCATCACCGACGCCTGCGGCGATGATCCGCGACTGAGCCATGAGGCGGCTATTTGCATCATGCGTATTCTTCAAGTTCCCCAAAGCCAGCTCGACAAGATGTATTTTGACGAAGTCGGACTCAGTGGAAGGGAAATCAGCCAATACACACCCGGGCAGCTTGCACAGCGTTACGCGGAATATAAAATAATGCGCGGCACACCGTTTGTCCCATGGATGTGGGGTGACGAAGAACAACAGTCTAAATATGAGAAAAGTGCTCAGAAGAAGATCAAAGAGCGTCTCGCCGGCCGCGAAGATGATGAAGTAGTTGCCACCTACGAAGATCTAGACGACCGCTATAAATCCTTTACAAAGAAAATCGGCGCTGTCAAAGAGATGATGGGCACAGACTATATCGCCGCGGCACAGGAAGCTGCCGAATTGCAGAACGATCCTGACTTCAAAATCTATCAGAAGCGCAATGCACTCGACGCGGCCCTCGACAAAGCTATGAGGAAATGGCCGCCCCAGAGAAGAGAGCGAGTCAAAGACCTCAGGCTTGAGGGCGCTGTTGCCGGAGTGCCGCAATCGAAGTTGGCCATCAAGGCTTCCGAGCAGAAGAAAGTGTCGCTCACAGGAGAGCTCAACCGCATTGCCAATAAATATTTCACGGCCGAGACGCCTGAAGAGGCCCGACTTATTGCCGATACAATGGCTAAATACCGCGCCCTGATAGTCGACGCCATGCAAACCGACAGCGAAGCCGAGCAGGAAGCTGCGATATCAGAGCTCTCGACGCTGATTCATGACTTCAGGACTAAAGAGGATGAGATGAGGTCAACCAAGAGATAAAGTTACGGATGTGTCGGCGGTGATTAACTTCGCCGCCGACACCAAAGCAATAGGATATGATAAAACTCAACAGACTAAGCAAAGTCAAACCGGCGAGCAACGCAGAGATGGACAGTGTTGCGCGTGCGCGGTCGCAGTCTGACGATATGCGCAGAGCGACTGATGTGTTGCTTCAGGCGCAGACGCTTTACCAGAATATGTATCGTTTCCGGCGAGACCGTGAGCGTTGCAAACGCTATAACTATGGCGACCAATGGGGCGATATAGTGTGCGTCAACGGGCGTAAGATGACGGAGGAACAATATATTATGAAGCAGGGTAACATTCCCCTGAAAAACAACCTCATCCGAAGGCTTGTGCGCAATGTCATCGGCGTTTATCGCAGTCAGGCGACAGAGCCGACGTGCTGCGCGAGAGACCGCGACGAGCAGAAGCTTGCCGAGACAATGTCGACGGTGTTGCAATACAATATGCAGCTGAACCGCATGACGGAGTTGTATGCACGCACGATGGAGGAATTTCTGATTTCCGGCATGATCGTGCACCGCAAATGGTTCGGCCGTCTCAACAATAAAGAAGACTGCTGGACCGAATATGTCCAGCCGAACAATTTCTTCATCGACAACAATATGCGCGACTTCCGCATGTGGGATTGCACATGTGTCGGTGAGATTCACGACGTAAGTTTTGAGGACGTGTGCCATCAGTTCGCTAAGTCACCGGCCGACTATGCCCGGCTTGCGGAGATATACCGTTTCGCGCGGGAGAAAAGCGTGTTCAGGCAGGCATGGGAGCAGTTCGGTTATTCTCAGACCCCGGAGACGGATTTTCTTGTTCCGCACGATGAGAGCCTATGCCGGGTAATAGAGGTGTGGCGCAAGGAAACGAAGCCCCGCTATTGGTGTCACGACTACAACAACGGCGATGTGTTCAAGATAGATATTGAAGACTACGAAGAGATGGTTGTTGAAGAGAATGCCCGGAGGGTCATGCAGGGTGTCGGCGCAGGGATGGCTCAGGAAGAGGTTCCGCTGATACAGGCCGAATGGTTTATGGATTCCTATTGGTATTACTATTATCTTACGCCGTTTGGGGATATTCTTCAGGAGGGAGAGACACCTTATGAGCATAAGAGCCACCCATACGTTTTCAAAGCTTATCCTTTTATTGATGGCGAGATACATTCATTTGTCGGTGACGTTATCGACCAACAGCGCTATACCAACCGCCTTATAACCCTCTACGACTGGATTATGAGGGCATCGGCTAAAGGGGTGCTGATGATACCAACAGATTGCATCCCGAAAGGAATGTCGCCGGAGAACTTCGCGGATATGTGGAGCCGACACGATGGAGTTATTGTATATACCCCGTCGGAGAAACACCGTAATCTTCCCCAACAGATTCAGGCCAACTCTACCAATATAGGTATCAATGAGCTGCTGAATCTCCAACTGAAATTTTTTGAGGATATTTCAGGAGTCAACGGTGCGTTACAAGGAAAGCCGGGGTATTCGGGGATGTCTGCTGCGCTCTACAATCAACAGACACAGAATGCTACCACCTCATTGCTCGATCTGCTGGATTCGTTCGGCGAGTTTGTGCGCGATGCCGCCTATAAGGATGTCAAAAATATTCAGCAGTTCTACGACTCTCAAAAAATACTCAATATTGCTGGTGACGCCGGAGTAAATCTGGATTGTGAGCCATGTAAAGTCCGCGATGTCGAGTTTGATCTGTCCATCGTGCCGAGCACAGCGACACCAGCCTACCGGGCAATGGCGAACGACTTTCTTATGCAGCTGTGGCAGAAGCAGGCTATTTCAATTGAGCAGTTGCTGCAGGCAGGAAACTTCCCGTTTGCCGATGAATTGTTACAGTCTATAGAGTCGCAGAAACAGCAGTTGGAAGCCGGACAGGTGCCTGAGGGGGTATCCCCGCAATTGCTGGCACAGGCGCAGCAGGGCGCGAACATGGATGCCGTCAATCAATTACATGGTGCAATGAGAGGCGACCAGCAGGGCGCGGCGTGATGTCTCTGATGTTTCGGATACTTTGAATGTGACTAATGTTATTGATGTTTCAGATGTTTTAAAAGGAAGCTGCCGAAATTACTTTCGGGGCATATTTAAGAGAGTTGCTGCCGCGGGTTACGACCTGCGGCAGCTCCATTTCATAGAAGCAGATATGCAGACCGATCGCGCGTGTCATAAGCAGGTCGTCGTGAGTGCCTTGTCTTGCTCCAAAAGAGCCGTTAGGCTTTTTTTCATAATTGAGATACTCGTCGATGCAGCGCTTGTCGCGCTCTACATAAAGTCCCTCACGGATAACTTTGACCAAAGTAGAGATGATCATTGGCTTGGTTGCGACATTCGTGTGGAAGCCGTAGCGGACCGGCAACCCCTGAATAATGGCGTCCTCGGACTGTTTGCGTGCATAGAGATTCGGATAAATGCCCTTGATCTGATTCAGTATGGCCGCAGACTGATCGCCGTCGACATTGCGCTCCTTGTCGTGGGTCTCGAGAGTATTGCTCTCGATAACGAGCAGGGAGTTGTCGTAGAAAGCCGCTATCTGAGCTGCTTTCCATGCCAGCAGATCCATGTCGATATGTCCATACCACTGAGCGACGACAGATGGCTTTCCGCCGTCCATCATGAGCAAGCGGTCAAACACGACGATTACAGACCAGTCGGCCTTGTGGGAGCGGCCGCCGACGTCGACGACGGTCAGATAGCGGTTCGTCACCATCTCGGTGTCTTTGGGGTCAACAGGGTCAGGGAGATTCCAGACGTATAGAAGGCCCTGGGCGTCGGCCTTGAATCGGAGATCGCGGAGCGCGTCTTCACCTTCATCGCCGTAGGCATATATATCGCCGATATACCGAGGGGGGTTCTTTGTCGTCGGACGGAGCGCCTCGACACAATATTTATCGAAGACTGCAGCTCCTGAGTTGACAAACGCCTCGACATCATCCGAGGGATATTCGGAAGCCATAGAACCGTGATCGTGGTATTTTGCGCGTTCCTCGACATACCAGTGGATGCCCTCTAAAGATGCTCCTATCTCCCAGAGCCAATATAGGTATTTGCCGCATTCCTCACGGTCGGAACGGGTAGCCGCGTTGAATCTGTTCTTATAGAGATTGGCGGCGAAAGCGCGCATTTCCTTGTCGCTATCAAACGGCAAAAGGTAAAGCTCGATATGGAACCAGGGGACAAACAGGGGCTCGAACTGAGACTTGGCCTCGGGGTCTTTTGCCGCTACATACTCGTTATGAAAAAAATTGCCGACGCCGTTTGCGGTGCTTTCATATACAATCATAGTATATGGCCGGTAGAGGACACCCGAACAGGCGGAGCGCACCATATCCTCGGGCTTCTTTCCCTGCGTAGCTTTCCATAGACCGACCTCTGAGAGATGAACCAGCGCATAGTCACCGCCACGGCAGGAATCCGGCGACTCCGCGGAACCGATAGAGATAGTGGCGTTGCGCTGTGGAACACGCTGCGTCAACGAGGAACCTTCGACTCCGACGAGTTTATCTTCTTTTTCAGAATAGACATCTCCCACCTCATGGAGCATTGCCACCGGGTATTCCTGAATCATTTTTTTGAACATCCCCTTAATTTTGCGTGCGCCCTCATTGTAGTTGGATATTATCAGAGAGTTCAGACCGGTGCGGTGCATAAGCTGCAGCCATGCCATATATAGTTGAGAAGTGGTCGATCCTCCCCACTGACGGGCTTTCAGCAAGATTATACGGATAGGCTTGCCGGCGAGTCTCAGCCGCTCAAGCAGGGCGACAAAGCGCCTCTGAGGATATGACAGCCGAAAGAGGCAATCGGGCTGGCCGACCTCTTTATTTTTGATATACACGAATGTCGCGGCCCAGAAAGGAAAGTCATGACGTGATCTCAGCCTTACAAACCTGTCTATGACAGCCTCACGGGCTTCGACGTCAGGCTCGACATTCATGTCATTGCGCAGAAAACTGTCGATTCCCTTGTTTCTGACCAGAGCCTTGACAAAGGGATTGCCGGCCATAGACACGGGAATCCATTGTTTCTGAATCGGGAAGTCAGGAATGTCAATAACAACTCTTTCGCCGATAGACCCCTCGCCTGTAATTGGATTGAATCTCGCGAACAACTCGGCGCGGCGCCTGTCGTTTTCAGCTATGATGTCAGAAACTGTTGTTTTCTTTTCCATTGCCATACCACCCGTTGCGAATTTTGAACAATCGCTCGAGCGCGGATGAAGCCTCCATGTAGAACTTCGGGGCAGGAGAGTTGACAACCTCCATGACGAGTTCGCACAGATACCAGTCCGGGTGAACCTTTTTCAGGGCCACGACGCGCCGGTGAATCTCTTTGAACATCTCACGCTTGGACGGCCGCATGGTTTTCAATACCGGCTTGCCGCGCATTATGGCAGAGACGACGACAGTTGCCCTCTCTTCGGATACCCAGAATCGCGGAGACGGTGAATTGACAATTTTTTTCCCGATCTCGTCGAGGCGGATGTATCCGGCCGCGTCGACCAGCTCGCGGTAGACCTTCAACAAGGCCGCATTCCGTTCGCGTGTAAAGGCCAAAACTGCTCCAAAAGACTTCATTGCGCTGCGCCATAAGGTATTAGTTTGATATAAAGTTAGTGTAAGTGAGTCAAAAGATAAAGATGACGTCGTGTCGCAGCCGTTTATCTTTGCCAGTGAAATATGAATCCAATCAACCCCAAACAGACATTATGGCTGAGGAAAAGCAAGTTAAGACCAGACGCGACCAATTCGGCGAACGACTGAAAAAGAAATACCCCGATCGGGAATATGCCGACGACGAGGCTCTGTTCGGTCAAATCAATGACGATTATGACGAATATGACAAACAGCTTTCGGGCTATAAAGAGCGCGAAAGTAAGCTTACCGATATGTTCACACATGATCCGAGAAGCGCCCAGTTCATTACCGACATGGCGCAGGGTAAAGATCCGTGGGCATCGCTGATCAGCCGCATCGGAATCGACGGCGTCAAGGAGATGCTTGACGATCCCGACAAGATGGACGAGTTTGCAGCGAGCAACAAGGAGTATGTCGACCGAATGGCCAAACAGAAAGGGCTCGAGGAAGAGTGGGAGAAGAATATGAAAGTCACCCTATCGATGCTCGAACAGAAACAGCAGGAGCTCGGACTGAGCGACGAGCAGATTAATGCGGTCGCCGACTGGGTCAAGGATATTACCAACGATGCCGTTCTTGGTATCATCAGACCTGAGACTGTCGACATGGCACTCAAGGCGATTAACCATGACGCCGACGTTGCCACTGCAAGCGAAGAGGGTGAGATACGGGGTAAAAACGCCAAAGCCGAAGCTAAGCTCCGCAAACCCACTCGCGGCGACGGGACGCCGACATTAGCTGGAGCAAACAATGCGCCGGCTCCATCAAGACGAAGAGATTCAATCTTTGACATTGCTGACGGGGCGCGCTGATGGGAGAGCATATCAAATTCGTAGAGAAACCTCTTAAGCCCTCGAAAGGGAGTGCCGGTCTTGCGACTCAGCTACCCGGATGCGCTACGACAGTAGGCAATCTATCATCGGCTACCGGCGGAATAAAGCCGGGCAATATGGTAACGACAGATAACTAATCATTTACAAAATAAGCTATGGCAGAAGAAAATGTAACCGTAGGAACGGGAGCTGCAGTTCCCACCTCGCCCGGCACTGCCGGAATCAAATCGCAGGCTCCGGGAGCACCCGTGACCGTCAGCAGCGTGGCAGGTGCCACCGGCGGCATTGCTCCGGGCAATCTCGTAGAAGCAGACGTCGATGAGCAGATCTTTCGCTTTCAAAGCGAAGACACCGCTCTGATGTCGCTCATGCTCAAGGCAAAGAAAGTTAAGGTCAACAGCCCTGAAGTCGAGCATTTCATGATTGACGAACAGCGTTCGACACTCACCACCGATACCGCAGTGTCGGCAAGCACGTCGAAAGCGCAGTTTGTGCTTCCTCTTGTAGCCAATGACCAAAGTATTCCCCGTGATTTCCACACACTCCTTGTGCCTGACGTCGACGGGTATGCACCCGACGGCCAGACCAAGACCCCGGGCAAAGGCCTCATGCTGTTCGTCACCGGGCGCGATGCAACCACCGACAATCCCATTGTCCGCGCAGTCAATGGTCCGAAGACCAATGCCACTGATGCGTTCTGCACAACTCCGGCCATTCCAGCAGGCTCGAAAGTGAAGCTGCTTTCGAATGCGATGTATGAGACGCAGAAAGAGGTTGACCCGAGCCTGATTGTTCCGCGTCCGTCGATGGTGTATCTGCAGAAGCGCGGCATGAATCAGGTAGTGTCGGACTACTTCGATGCGCAGAAAAAGCATATACCATTCACCAAGAGTCTGATCGCCGAGCAGGCTATCCTCGACTTCAAGCGCGCGGGCAACCGCACCCTTTGGGTGGGTATCAAGGGCAAATTCCCTGTTAAAGTGCCTAAACTCGGCGAGCAGATGGTCTACTTCACCGAAGGCATCCGCTGGCAGTTCAAGCGTGTTCTGCAGCACACCGGCAAATGGACATACGAGAAACTCATCGCCCTCGCCAAGATGTATTTCACTGGCGAAGATGTTCCCAAAACCGCTCTTCTTCTTGCCGGTAAGAATCTGCTTGAAGAGATTCAGTGTATCGATTTCAGCAACCACAAGGAGATTCAGATTATCTCCAAGATAAATCCCCTCGGGTGGACAGTCACAAACATCCATACCGTGTTCGGCGACATCGACATCAAGCGCGAACCTACGCTTGACACTCTCGGGCTGTCGAATTCCGGCGCCCTCATCGGCGAGGATCGTCTTGTCCACTATGAATATTCGCAGCAGCATGAGTTCAACGACCGTGTCGACGGTGAGGAAGCGACTCGTAAGGGAATCGTCGTCTGGGATGGCCTCGCTCTCAAAGGCGCCTGTCATATATGGATCGACGGAGAGGGGGAACCGGCAACTGCCGGAGCTGTCAGCTACGCTATCTGGGATAAGGAAACAGCTCCTACCGGCGATGATCTCGTTGACGGCCGCGTCTATCTGCTCACTGTTGACTGCCCCGGCATCAACGCCCAGGCACAGAACGGTCAGATGTGGCAGGTCAAGGTTACCAAGACCGGCAGCGGCGAGACTGCAATCACAACCACTAAGTGGAGTGAGTTCACCGGGGAGATCATAGCTGAATAACAGTATCATCATAATTAAACCGAGAATGTGGCGGAGGGCGTCCAACGCCTTTCCGCCACTTTCTCAAAATAAGGACAATCAATCCAAGACTTAAGAAGCGATGAAAAAGATAACTTACGGAGCGCCCAATCTTGTGGATTGGGTAGCGCAGATAAAGGCCGGAGCCGCTACAGTGAGAGTGCATTTTACAGGGGGAGCCCTGACTTCTTATGGTGTGACGCCTGCTGAGTATACTACCGAGAATCCTTTTATTCAGAGAGTGATCGAGCAGAGTTCCTACTTCAAGGAGGGACGCATTACAACGGTTCGCAGCTGCGAGACGGAAAGCCCCGTGAAGAGTGATAAACCGGTCAATAAGCCGAAGGCTGTCACTAAGGTTGAGGCGGCGCCGGTGGTTGAGGCGGCTGATGTTTCTGATGTAACGGATGTTTCTGATGTGGCGTCGGGCGATTTTGAGGACGTCGAGGTCAGCTGTCTTCAGGACGCACAGGCCTATCTTCAGGATAAATTCAGCATCTCATCGTATAAAGTGCGTACCTGCGAGGCTGCTCAACGTGCGGCGTCGGAACATGGCGTCAGATTCACCGGCGCAAAATTCGACGCTCTCAATGAGAGTAAGCCTGCAGACATAGCTGAGGAAGAGACGGAATAAACCACAGGTGTTATGGTATACAAGGTGGATGACATAATGCGCGACGTCCGCGTTTGCCTCGATCAGAATATGACGAGTGAGCAGCTGCTGCAGACTGGTGACATAGATACACTTTCTCTTGACGATATCGTCAGGAGCAAGATTTTGGAAGCTGTTGTCAGAGTGCACACTGTTGCACCGACTCATCTTCTTGAGGCAGGCCACAACTTCGGAGATGCAATTTTCTGGGGAGACCTCGAAAGCGGGTGGGTGCTTTTGCCGCATGATTTTCTGCGTCTGATCGTTTTCGAGATGAGCGACTGGGAGCGCGCGGTCTTCAATGCCATCACACCTGAGGCGCCCGAATATGCACTACAACGACAGCGTGTCAAGGCCCTGCGCGGAACGGCACAGAGGCCGGTGTGCGTTCTTACGACGCGGCCCGAAGGGCGCGCCTTGGAGTTTTATTCCTGCAAGAGCGAGGATGCGTATGTTCGCCGCGGGCAATATCTTCCATATCCTGTAATCGACGAAGAGGGCGGCATTGACATCAGCGAGCGCTGCTATACTGCGGTCGTCTATGCCGCAGCGTCGTTAGTATCACTGACATTGGGGGAAGCCGACAAAGCATCGGCTCTCTCTGAACTTTCTAATTCTGCGTTAAAATGAGACGCACACCAACAAAACAGATAGACGGCGATGTAGCTGTCGGCCGCAATATCGCCGCCGGAGGCGACGCCAACGTTCAGGGGAGCGCACGCGTAGGACACGACCTCATTGTGGAAGGCTACCTTGTCGCAAAAAACATAAAGAGTCCCTGTAAAGGACTGTTCAAAACCGCTGCCATACTTAAGGAATGCTTTCCCCGGCCGCATGACGGCTGGTGGGCCATGGTCGGAACATCAGTGCCGGCATCCGTGTATGTGGCCGAGGGGGGAGAATGGGTCGCCACAGGTGGGGTTGCTCCGACAAAAGAAGGCATGGACATCTATACGCAGTCTCTTGAGAACGAAAAAGGAAAAGCGGGTGGCATCGCTCCGCTCGATGCGTCTGCTAAAGTGCCGCTTGCCAATCTGCCACTTCGGACTGTTGAGGTGGCGGTGTTTCACTCCTTCGTCCATGTGGGAGCAATCCTGAACATTACTTCTGAGCACAAATCTACAGATAACGACTACGGTGCCATATATGACCCGGAAAGGAAACGTTTCTATCTGATGGGCATCGGGCAGCAGAATCCGAACATCGATGTCACACTCATTCAGGCCTATGGTTATTGGGCGGATGAAGACATTTTCGGAGCGGAGCCGGCCGAGGGATATGGAAGAGAACCTGTCGGATTCAAACTCTACAGATGTGCGACTGACGGCGGCCTCTACTATTGGGACGGCACCGACCTTGTCGACTTCAATAAAGAAGTCAACGACGCGCTCGATTTACATAAGGATGACATCAATAATCTGGAAAACGAAGTCGAGAACATCAAGACGGCTTCGACGGAGTTATCTGATACGGTATCGACGTTGCAGGATGATTGCAGAGACACGGCTAGCGATGTCTCTGCTCTCAAAGCTGCCATCGAGATACGCTGCGATGATCTGCTCAAAGGCGGTACGTGGACGTGGGGATTGGCAGCCACCAAACCCACCGATATCAAAGCGGGGCGCCGAATAAAGTTACATTATGGTGACGACGCCGACACTGACATTGAAGGTGTTGTTCTGAGTGTTGAGACTGGGAAGAATCAGTTTGAGGTTGCTGTGTATGATGGCGCGACGAAATCGTCGGGAATGCTCGTGCTGGTGTTCACCATCGGAACTACCGCCAAGACCATGACGGCGAAGCGGCTTGTGGAGAGCACCGACGCGAGGCTGAAACATATATATAACGTTCAGTTCACATACGATGCGGACGGCGCAAAATCGACATGGAACGCCGGAGTGGAAGCGGGCGTTGTCCGGCAGGGCGACGAGCTGCGCTGGCTGGAAGGGGAGAACGCCGGGACCTACGACGTTTTCGCAACCGTTGTAGGAGAAACCAATCGAGATCTCTGCGCCGTCTACTTCATGGAAGAAGAGCAGCAGCAGACATTGAGGGTTATATGGCTCTGCTACGATGGGAACGTGTTAGAGACAACCTTCGACAGCGCTGACGTGATTTCCGATGCTCTCGATAAAAAGCAGGACAGCCTTATCGATTCCGACGACATCACCGTTGGCACTAACAACAAACTGTCGCTGACGGAGAAGCATGTCAGGAAAATCCACAAGATCACGCTGACACGCGTGGCGGATCTCAGATATTCATGGAGCGGAGCGGCTCTGGGCGACATCCGTCAGGGGGACATTCTGACATGGACGGACGCAGACGAGATGTTCAGAGCAGTTGTTTTCGGGGAACGGACTTCGGGCACACGCCGGGAGGTTTGCGCCATGTTCACGCGCGACGGTGACGAGGCGATAGAGTTCAGCCTGTTGTGGCTCTATGAAAACGGGGAGGCCTACGAGACGGTTTTCGACAGCTCGCAGACACTGGCAGGGCAGTTCGCAGCGTGCCAGAATAAGCTCACGGACACGGCGGATATTCAGGTCAGAGCCGAGGCGAGGCCGTCAGGGCAGCACTATACCCCCTACGGCCTCTACCTGAAAGACTCGGCGAAGATGCGACTTTTCATCGACCAGTGGGACGCGGCGTGGAAGGTATCGGGCACAGTCTACGGCAAGTATGACCCCGAGAACGCTCCTGACGCTTTGCATCCGTTTATGGGCAACGAAATATGGATGACGTATGAGGAGGCTATCCTTGTAATGGAATATTCAAGCGGATTCAGCGCATACCAAAGAATCTCTTTAGTCAACATCCCTATAAAGACACTGCTCCCGATTCCGCTAGGTTTCTACGATACATACGTAGACATTATGGGCATGCGTGAATTGAGGGCTATTCGATTTATTGAACATCGAGGTAATGCTCAGGTTATTTCACAGCAACCGTGGTTTATATCAGATTGCATAAACTTGACAAGGATTGAGGGCACGTTCAACATCAGTAACATGGACGCATCAGCTTGCTGGCGGTTTTTACGCGGGTCTGTCAATATAAAAGAATTCCGTGCATCGGGATTAAATAAACATCTGAATTTGATAACCAACAGCAAGCTGTCATTGGCCACAATGCAGTATCTTGTTGACAATGCGTCGACGGCGATCACGGCGGAAAAACCGGTGGTTGTCACCGTCCATGCCGACGTCTTCGCGAAGCTCACGGGCGACATGACCAACGAGGCCGCAGCGGCTCTGACCGATGACGAAAAAACAGCATGGGCCGCAGTGCTTACAGCAGCGACTTCAAAGTATATCTCATTTGCTATAGATTAAGAACTATGATAAATCAAAGAATTACAACTAACGGAGAATCAGTAATTTATGTGGGGGGGGGTAATTTCTTCACTCAGGCGAAACCGACGAATTTCCATCAGTTCTGGACACAGAAGATTTTGTTGGAAGATGAAACTGTCGCGGACTTCAAAGAGGTTACCGCGGCGGAGAGATCGGCTATCGAAACCGCAGATGCCGAATGGTCACGCCCGCCACAGAGCTTTATCGACTTATGGAACAATGCGTGTATCGACCCTCTCACAAAACGAGCTGTCGGGCAATACAACGAGAGCACCGGCTATTTTGAGCTGAACGGCCTTACCGACATTACGTATCAGCAGGCGATGGATATTTACAGGTATACATCGAATGGTGTTACAATGGATGAACTTAAGGTCATGGGCTATGGATTTGCGCAGTTCAGAACGAATCTTCCGCCGTCCTCAGGATCTTATTGGGTTCAGATAAATAATCTGTTTAGTTCGAATAGCATCCTTGAGGTTGTAAGGCTTCCTCAATATTATTCGTCGGAGGTAAAGCTTCAACCAAAGAACCGAGACGCTTTTACAGGGTGCTATAAGCTGAGGGAGATAATTAATGTTATGGAAGCTCCATCACACGTTTCAGACGTATATACCTGGGGTGGGACATTCTACAAATGTTTCGAGCTTGAGACGGTAAGAATAAAGAATCTGTATGGAAATATATCGTTTGCCCACAGCCCGCTTATATCTTCCGACAGCATATCTTACTTAGTCGAGAACCGCACGACAGCCCACACCGACGTGATCACCGTAACAGTCCATGCCGACACTTTCGCAAAGCTGACAGGCGATACCACCAACCCGGCTGTTACCGCGCTTACACCCGCAGAACTCGCACAGTGGCAGCAGATCCTCACCGCCGCAACGGCAAAAAACATATCATTCACAACACCATAAATTCAATTCTAAATTTTAAACTTTAAATTCTCAATCATGATACAGAAAGTCAACGGAATATGGCAGAGCAGCGACGGCAAGAAGCTACGCCGCATCTCGACAGGTGCCGTCGGAACACTCCATGGCGCGCTGCTCGGCGACACCCCCGAAAGCTTCGAGGAACTCAGCGCCGACGACATTCCCACCTACACCCGGGAGCAGTATCGCGCCGAAACCGAGCGCCTCATCGCCGAGCGTTACACAACCGGGCAGGAGATCCAGTTTGCCCGCGAGAAAGAAGCTGCCGACGGCTACACCGACTATCTCGCCTATGTCGAGCAGTGCAAAGCCCGCGCCATCGAGAACCTGACGGCGAGAGAAGGAACAGATTTTGGCGATTAAGAAAGACAGTCAAAAGATAAAGATACGAAGCCCCGGCCGGGGTATACCTTTGTCGAGAAACCAATCGTAATACTGTAATGAACGAAACTAATAATCTCTTTTCAGCTGTCATGGCTGCATTAGGCATGGTTCTCGCGGATTTCTACGGCCACCTTGCGCCATGGTTGTTGCTCGGGATGGGTCTTGTTCTTGTCGATCTTCGATTCGGACTGCTTGCTGCCAAGGCCCGCAGGGAAGAAATTCGCCCGTCGAGAGCATGGCGCCGCACGCTAAACAAGATGGTTGACTACCTCTGCTGGGTTACGCTGGCCGAGATGTGCAGCCGGACATTCGGAATAACAATCGGAGCTCCCGTTGTCAGCATCGCAATGTTATTCATTATCTATGGCATCGAGCTGAATTCATGTGTCAACAACTACCTTGAATACAAAGGCATAAAGAAAAAGTGGAATTTCTTCAAGCTCGTCGGGAAGGAAGATCTGTTTGAAGACAAAACCGCAGAACCAAAAATCAATAATTCAAATAACAATGCAGTCACAGCAAATAAAAGTCTTGATTGACAACGGGCACGGCGATCCACCACAGACCGGGGGTAAATGCAGCCCAGATAACCGCCTTAAAGAGTATTACTATTGCCGTGAGATAGCCCAGCGTGTCAGCCGTGAGCTGACGCTTCGAGGGGTGGACTCACTGCTGCTTGTGCCGGAAAAGACCGATACTCCGATTCGGGAGCGTGTGCGCAAGGTTAATGCGTGGGCCCGTAAGCTCGGATCAAAAAACGTTGTGCTGGTGTCGATACACAACAACGCCGCAAGTTCTGACGGAAAGTGGCATAATGCCTCAGGATTCTCGGTATTTGTCAGCAATAATGCGTCGGCAAATTCCAAGCGCCTCGCTTGTATCTTCACAGAAACGGCTGCTCAGATGGGCCTGATGGGGAATCGCGCCGTACCACCGGAGAAGTATTGGGTTCAGTCGCTTGCCATGACACGCGACACCGCATGTCCCGCCGTACTGACCGAAAACCTTTTTCAAGACAATAAGAATGAGGTGGATTTTCTGCTTTCAGAAGAAGGTAAAAAAGCAATAGTCGCCTTGCATGTCAATTCAATAATTCAATACATCAATACTCTATACGTATGAAAACAAAACACTACATCCTGTTAGTCATCACGGGCCTGATAGCGTTCTTTTTCGGGCTGTTTATCGGAAAAGACCGCACAGAGAAGCCGCCCGGCACCGTGACAGAAACAAGAGAAACGACCGTGGACACCATCCCGTACTGCGCACCGACGCCGCAGTCGGAGTTGGCGTTAGGCACAAATCGTTATTCTCTGCCGGTCTATCGTTTCCTCGGTGGAGGCTATGGAGGCGAACCCCGACAACGAGGTAGTCATGACAGTATTTGTGAGGATCCCATTATTACTATTCATTATGGAGCGAGCGCCGGAGGGGAACCACGATGTAGGCGCGACAGCGCAATTGTGGAGCTGCCCGTAATACAACGCCACTATGCCGACAGCGCTTATGAGGCATGGGTAAGCGGCCCGGTGGATCCACAGCTCGACAGTCTGAGAGTATATGCGCGCAATACTGTAATTACCAAACGCGAATGGAAGCCTCCCAAGCGATGGCATGTAGGAGTAAGCGCGGGATACGGCTATGGTCCGAAAGGCTTTCAACCCTATATAGGTATCGGTCTCACTTATTCAATATTCTCATTTTAATCGTCTTTTGACATGAAGATAACACTTTCGATCAGCAAAGATGGCGTGATGCGCGAAGTTGCCGTGACCACCGCCTACACCGCCGGCAAGATGGTCGGCGACGAGAAAGCGCTTGATCGCATATCGACCGTCGACGAGGACGAGGATCATCTCTGTAGATTCTGGGATGAGAGCCGCGCAGACCTCTGTCAGGAGCTTATCGGTCTCGTTGCGTCGGAAGGCATGATCGTCGGTAGTGAGCAATCTGACGATTCGGCGAATGTCGACACCTCCGAAAATTCGCCGTCGCTGTATGAAGTGAAACTTGACGTGTCGGACTCTTTTGACGAAGCGTTGCTTCCGAGCATGGAGCTGAGTCTTTTCAGTTTCTTTGTTCACAGCATAGCAGCCAAGTGGTATATCTACACCAACAAAGATGAAGCCGGGGTATACGCCGACAAAGCATCAACCATTCTCGACGATTTGCACCGCAAGGCTGTGTGGAAGAAGCGCCCTGTGCGGCCTGTTTACGAAGATTGATAAAGCGACGTCACTATGGCACAGAAAAAGATGATAACAGTCACACTTGAGGTTCGCGAGCTTAAGCATGACATCATGAACAGATCGCACATCACCGGCGAGGTCAAGGAAGCCGAAGGCAAAGACTATCGCGCCGCCTCCCATATGCAGGCCAGCGAAGATGAAGGGCCCGACTATCAGATGTTGCGCTCGATCTGTAACGCATTCTCGCATATCAAGACCGAGCTCTCCGAGTATCTACATGAAGAGAGCACGACCTCCAACAACCGTATCAATAAGGCTGTGGATGAGAGCGGCAGGCTTCAACTGGCATTCATGCTACCGTCGAACTTTGATAACAGCGCCTGCGACAGCCTCGGAGGAATGCTTCATGAGTATATCGTAAACCGCACGCTGTCGGAGTGGTATCTCATAACCAATAAAGAAGATGCTCAGGGCTATGCCGGTATGGCCGTCGGAGCTCTGGAGCAAGCGAAGCAGGCTCTATACAAGAGGCTACGGCCAGCACGACCCATCCACACAGAACAAGACAATGGAACATATCGGATGCAACGAGAACTGTTATAACAGTGACGCCACTGACAGCAGGGCCACAAAGAATGTGACACTGATATTTCACCGCGATCAGCTGTTATACGACATCAGGAATTACGCTTATATCGAGGGACACGTCTGGGGTGAAGGAGAAGAAATCCGGCACGCCAAGCACACCCTCGAAGAGATATGCGAAGATGGCAACGTTGACCGGGTCAACCGAATACTCGCCGTCGTTCATGCCGTCGTTGTAGAGATGCTAAATCCTTACACCAAACAGGACACCGTCGACAACGAGATCATCTGCGACAAGATATGGGAGCCAGAGGATTATGTTATCGAAATGACAATACCGAATACCATGTCGCGCACGACTCTTCATCTTCTGAGCAAGCTCATACACGAGTATATGGTAGCCCGCGTTATATACGATTGGCTCAGCATTACTCATCCCGAGGCTGCCCGCAACTGGCTCGGAAAATATATGGAAACGGAGGACGAGATCAATGACATCAAGAATACGCGCATAGTTGCTCTGAGACGTCCTTCGCATCCATTCTGACTTATCATCCTCCCGGGTTTCCAGTAACATTACCCGACAAGAACGAGAGCCGAGACGCATCACGCGCCCCGGCTCTCTGCATACAATCATGTTGTCGCTTCATTATCGTGGTTGGTCAGTAAGTCGTGGCGTGAACTGCACGGTAGCGCCGGTGACACTCTCTCCGGCCGCGAGCGACGTCACACAGGCTATACGGAAATACTTGTAGGGCGAGCCGCGGAAGCCGCGCAGATAGTGGTCTTTACTCGACCAGACGGGGAACCACGTGACAAGGTCACGCGAGCCATAGAGGACAGAGCTCACATGTCCCTTTGCGAAGTTGCCGCGCTGGATGACAGTGTCGACAGTCTTCAGAACATCCGATGCGTCGAGCTTGAGAGGGCGCGAAACCATGAGGCCTTTTGTGGCGGTTCCATCCATATCAGAAAAGTTCAGCAACTTGCCGGAGTGGTCTACAGCCAACGCCTCAGGATATGAATTGATGCCGGCCTTTATAGTCGAATACATCATACCCCATTCACGAGATTTCAGAGAGAAAACGTAGGCGTAAGTATAGGCTGGATTATAGACGATCACGCGTTGATGGACATAATCGTAGAGCATGCCACTTCCTGACAGGAACTTCAGGAATGATACCGTGTGCAGGCAGGAGTCGGTGGTATGCCCAAGCATGGCGTGAAGTTTGTTCATCTGAGGAAGCTGCATAACGTTGAAAGGCTCATTGGTATTGATAATGTCGGAAATGCACTGTGTTTGTGACCCCGAGATAAGCATTATGCCACGGTCGGTAGCGAAAAGAACGGCACTGTCCATCTGCAATGGCATCGTCCCATCAAGAATGACGTCGCGCGTTATAGGCTGTCGGGCTGAATAAGAACCTGTTGCCGACACCTCCAGAGCCCAGACGCCTTCATCGGTAAACGCATAGAGTGGAAACTGTCCGAACTGTCCCTCAGAGAGAGCTTTCGCCGCCGTCGAGATCGCTTTAATGCGGCCGGTGCCGACTGTGTTTATACCGAGCAGAGGGAAGAAGAACGGGTTGTTGACCTCAGAGGTATAGACCTTGTTGAGAACGTCGATTGTTCTGTCATTGGCAGAAGATTCCGTCGGTCTGCCTTGCGAAACGGCCGCCGGTTCTGTCCACCCTCCGAAGTAGAAAGCGCCATTGAGGAACCCGTGAGGCTCTAACGTCAGGACATGATGTGGCATATCGGCGTAATCTGTTCGAATAATTACAGCTTTATATGCGTTGACATTCGGATAATAGAAAAACAGGAGCGGAGCGTTATACCCACAGGTGCCTGCGTTGCCATAGACAATTATGTCTCTGCCGTCCTGTTTGATGTAAACAGCAACCATTACGCTTATCTGCCTGTCGTAGACAGTCGGAGATGCATCAGAAAAATTCATCACAAAACCGTCGGAATAGTTGAAAAGTGAATAGCCGTCAAAACCTTGAAACAGTTGTTTCTTTATTCCCGAAAGATTAAGGCGTGAATTGTAGGCGAAAGACTGATGAGGGATGATTTGATCATGGCTGTCGTAATCGTCTGTCATAGCCTCTCGTGCGACAAGCGACTGAAGATAATCTTCTTTGACAGGAATGACGGTTCGGTCAGTTTTAAGATCTTCAATACGTATACTATACAGGAAATAAAACTGTGAGCAGTTGCGAACATCCTCTTTGACTGCATCAGCGCTACGTTTCGGCGTTACCAAAATGCCTCCGGGACGGCGATCCAACTCATCGGGAGTAAAAGTAAAGGCATAGAGTTTGCCAAAGTCATTGAGTTGGTATCGCAGAGGATATGTAGACGTACTGGCAGCCTGATTCGTATGCTTGCACACGCTGAAATTCTTAACATCATCACCGCCGTTAATGAACTTTTCGCATTCGCCGTTCTGGTCATAGGTATAGATCGGAGCGGAAATAAATATGTCGACCGACTTAATAATATCGCTCCAGTTTTTAAGCGTATTCAGGTTGGATTTAAGCGCATAGTCAAGGGCGTGTACCGGCGCGACGACTCGGAGTTTTGCAGAGATGTAATTATCGCCGTCGGGATGGATGCTAAACCAAAAGACGCGGGGTGTATTCTCAGAACTGCATATCATTAGAATCGGCGCGGAGTGCCTTGTAAGTGATCCGTCGTAGAGACGGTAGGCATATCTGACAAAGAATGGGAATATGAATTTTCCTTTCTCTTTTGATTCTTCAGCAATGAATTTGTTTACCTTCGCCAATACCTGATTGGTGATATTTGTCTTCTGTGTGTCGTCGAATTCCGAATAGATATTGTCTTTGTTTATGCTGAAAGATATTTCAAACTCGTCGGATCTCTTCATTTCACCCTGTAAGCCGAATGAAAGCGAACATTCCGGCATTGATGTGCCGAGATTGAGATAGCCGGACTCTTCTCCTTTCCACAGGAAATAGTGCATACCGTCAGAGCAGAGGATGAGCAGAGTATTGCCTATCGAATTAAACTGATAGATATCCAGTTCGGTGAAGGCAGCCAATGTCACAGGTGAGCGAGGTTCGCTGTCGGCATTACCGTTTATCCAACTGACGGTCTTCTCTTCCAATAAAATGTAATGTTTATAAGATGATGTCTCATGGATGTATACGGCTTTTTGTGAAGCTGACAGACCAATAGATTCAGGCATGGGCTGAAAGAGTGGTTTGAGGTGACCGTCTTCGCTCAGGAGGTTGAGGGAAGCGGCAAGCTGGCCATCCTGACATTCGTAGTCAGAGGGCTCAACCGTATAGCCGCCGTAGTTTAGTTCTTTAATCATAGCGAGCAGCGGTATATGATGGTGATGTATCTGATATTGTCGCGCTCGATCTCCATGCCGCAGGGGCAACGCAGACGCCCCGAAACACCCGCCGCTGCAAGCACAGCAGTAGTCAGGGCTTTTGAGCAGGTGCGGAAGGTGCCTTTGCCGTTAGCCGTTGCATATACGCGGCCGTCATGGCGTCCGACGTATGCGCCGGCGCGCAGTTTGACGTAAAGGTACCATTCGCCGGCTTCTTGCACGATGTCGATAACATCGCCCGGAGAGAGCGATAACTTCCGGGCAATGTGAGCCGATATATCAATCTTGCCTGAGGCGTGGAATGATATATCATGCTTGCGTGAGTTTGGCAGCATACTTTTCATATAGGTCATGTGGGCAAAGATAGGGATGAGAGATGGAGAGGTTTCTTTAAGTTGTGGGTTGTGTGGCTGATGTGACTGATGGGGTTGATGTAGGGTTATGCGACTCTGTTTTTCAGGCGTCTTTCAACTTCGGAGCACAGTGCTTCACACCAGGCACGGGCTATGGTTACTTCAACTGCATTGCCGATGAATTTCTTTTGGTCGGCCTGAGTGCCGATGAGAACATAGTCTTCCGGGAAGCCCTGTATCAGCAGTAGCTCGCCGACCTTTAACATTCGCATTTTGATGTCGATGATATTGTAAAGCGCCATGAATTCTTTAATTTTTACAGTCATGGGGCTGTCGTCGGCATATATCTCGATGGCAAGCTGACCAGTCTCAGTTGTAACGAGGTATGGAGGGCGTTTGTCCATTTTCGCAATCAGCGTAAAACATGGATCGTCGACTGAGCCGCCGGCTGAGTTGAACTGCGGATTCATCAGATAGTGCTGCTTGCGATTGGCGGTTATGACTCTCGACGGAGCATCGACAGAGCTGCCGACGTTGTTATAGCTTGTATCCATAATCCATGGTTTCACTGTGACGAGATGATGTTTGGGATTGGTGGTAATAGTTCCCGCAACAGTGTCAATGGAAGATGGTTTGCTATTTCCATACTGCATGTCGATAAATTGAGTCTGAACGATTGCCATTCGGTCATGTGTGGTCAGAGTGGCTGCGGGGCTGACGACGGATGTATTGAAGCCATTGCCGTAGTGAACGGATATAAAGGCATGGTGGTCTATGGTAGTCAGCGCACCGGCTGGGCCGTCAACAGAAATAGTTTTTCCTTCCGGCGATCCTCCGAATTGTTTTGACAAGAATGATACTGACGCCAGGGCGAGACGTCCTTGAGTGGCTACAGTGGGACATGGGCTGTCGAGCGATGGAGCGAGATATTTCCCGTTTTGGTTCATCGAGTTGTATTTGACGAGGAAATTTTTCTTGCCTCCGGCAACAAATTTTATGAGGCCGGCATGTATTCGCTCGAGTGTTGATTCCGACAACGGCTTTTTGCGTCCGAAGATCGAATTGCCCTCGTCGGAGAAGTCGAGAACATCACGCACGGCTTTCCATTTTGCCAATTCTCCAAACAAACCGCGTTCGCCGTTTTTGCTGTGGGTGGGTTCGGGGAAGACTATCGGAAGGCCATGTCTGGCAAAGATGCCGAAGAAGCGTTTACGGGAGGTGTAGGCGCCATAGTCGGCCGCGTTCATTATCCGATATTCGTAGTCATAGCCATACCGTTTTATCTTGTTGACCCAACGCACGTAGCTGCGGCCACGGTCTTTTGACAGCGGGCGCCCGTTTTCATCAAGAGATCCCCATGACATGAATTCCTCGACATTCTCGATCTGAATATAATCGGGGTCGATAGCCTCGATATAGCGGAACAGATGCTCGGCAAGCGTGCGGCTGTCGGCGTCGCGTGGCTGGCCGCCTTTTGCCCGGCTGAAATTGGTGCACTCCAGAGAGGCCCACAGCGAGACGAGTGCATCGGGGTTCTTTTCTTTGCATCTGGCGAGATGGGCTGTCAGAGGGGATAATTCCAGTGTTCGGATGTCCTCAGTGAAATGCAATGCGTCTGGATGGTTTGCGGCATGAGAGGCTATCGCTTTGGCGTCGTGATTGACGCAGGCTATGACTTCGGCGCATGGCTCACCGTCGAGCCTTGCGCTGTTGACTCCTGTAGAAGTGCCACCGGCTCCGCAGAAAAGGTCAATGTAGAGAATCTGTTTCATCACTCGGCTCCTTTCTCTACTTCGGCGATCAGGGCGTCGGCAAATTCTAATGAACCATAAAGAATAAAATCTTCATCTTCGGCATTAAGCCCATGATGAAAAACAGAAGGGTTGCTCATCATCGCCGACATGAACTGCGCTGCGATATTCAGTCTTCTCTCTTTTAAAGAGCTATCTGTTAAGAGAATGTCTAACTGTTTATCGCAATTTGCGGTTTCTTGCGAGAAATTGCGAGATTGCTTTTTGGTAGGGAAGTTAACTTCCTTACCAAAATCGGTCGGCTCGGTGTAGGGTTCGAGGTCTGATTCATCAATACTGCCCAATATCTTATTGAGATAGCATCGGTTGTCTTTTGTCGTTGCGACAACTTTATGCACATCGCCTTTATATCGCGCGTAATCCCCCACTTTGAACTTCGGCTCGGCTGGTTTGTCGCAGTCGGCTGAGATATGGCTTTCGTTATCGCAATTTTCGGTCGGATTTTGAGATAGCGGTTCGGGGTAGGGTTCAATCATATCTTCGTCTAAGTCAAAATTTAAGCCTTTTAAAATATAGCGGTTCCTGCCCGAAAGGCCAATCACTTCGTAAACATAGCCATTATAGCGCACCTTTTCGCCAACATGATACTTCGGCTCTTTCTGTGCTTTGTATGGGCTAAGGTATCTCGCGCCAACATCAATGCCAACGTTGGGAGCAATCGCGCAGGAATAAAAATCGCCTTTGTCGTGATACGAAAGTATTGTGACTATTGCACCGTCTTGCTTAAGTAAGGGATGTTCAAAGCCGTGAACTACCGCTATATCGCCGGGCATAAACTTTGGTTCGGCTGGCTTCGGCTCTTTTGCACCATCCTTTGCTTCATCCTTTGTTTCATCCTTTGCTTCATCCTTTGCTTCATCCGGCAGGCACTTGGAGCCGAAAAGTTCTTTGAATGTATTGACACACATATCTGCGGCACCAGCCAACATCTTGGAACTCATTTTAGAGTTCCCGATTATCTTGGCTGAATTGAACGCATCCAGCAGTTGTTTACGGCTCACACAGAGTATTTCTTCCTCTCCCTCCGCGTCAGAGGTGAGGTTATGATGGCCGAACATTCCCTCGTGGGCGTGCATAAAACCTAAGTCGTAGCTATCTTTTGTTGCTTTAGTCGCAACTCGGCGGTATTCATATTTCACTTCCTCCTTGAACTCTTTCGGGAGGAAGTGCTTCCAAACGCGGTCTTGTAGTTCTTTAGTCATAGTTCTTCGATTTTAATTGCGTGAGTTTTCTTTGATTCTGGGATAGGCACCACCGAAACAAGTATATCAACACCATCTGCGAGGTTGAGCAGCAGAGAACCGTCGCCCCATGTGCATTTCAGCGCCTCTATGCCGACATTAACCATGACGTAATGCGTCAGTATCAGGTGGTATGCGAGTGTCGCCTTGTCGCCTATCGTGCAATAGCGGTCGTTGCCGTTATGAATATCTCCGCTTCCTCCGCAATAAGGACACTCATCCACTTTTGTATGAGTGTCGCCGTCGCGGTCAGTATAATACCAATCGACATCTCCGCTTCCGCCACATTCGGGGCAATTCTTTGTGGTGTGGTTGTAGTCAAGTCCGAGGGCGACAAGACAGCTTTGAATCTCTTTGAGAGAGATTGTGAATGTCGGGTCTGGGGTCGGCATTACCTTTGCAACCGTTGGGACTCTATCTTTCGGAGTATAGTCGTCATTACTCTTGGGGATAAGGTTCTTATCCACGCGCAGAATGACATGGGCTTCCGTAGCGCAGATGAAACCCCCTTGCTCAAAAGGCTTCTGTAAGCCGGGGCGGAAGTCCTCGTCAAATGTGAATTTGTAGAGGAGGATCCGCCATTGGTCTGCACTCAGTTTCTTCATTTCTTCTTTCTTTTGAGGATTATTTCTACGGGTAAAGGTTCTGATTCCCATGTGAGGTCGGGGAATGAATCTGTGGGGAGCGAGTGCATCATATACCCATTCCAAGCAATTTCATTCCTATCAGGCTGATTTTGATAGAGGAAAACATCATCATCCTTATCTCTCGCCACCCAACCGCTAATCACGGTTTCCTCTGCGTCTACTTCTTGCTTAGTTTCTTGCTTGCCGAGGGCGAAGTTGGCACCGGCTTCAAAAGCGTTTGCTAAATCGTCCATGTCATATTCGGGATAAAGCTGAGGGCGTATTGCTTCAGGATATGCGCTTAGATGGGCATTGTTTACATCCGTAGCATATCCTACTGAATGACTTTCAATCTCCTCCTGCGTGACTGTCTCTGTCTGCTTGCCAAGGGCATAGGCGCGGTCGAAGATTTGGTCGAAAGCGTCAAAAATGCTGATGTTCACTTCCTGGTCAATTCCGTTGTCCTTGCAGAATTGGACAAAGCACTCGCGCTTCTTCTGTTCGTAGTCGGGGCAATTAGGCTTCTGATAGCCATAGCGCACACTGAAAAGTGTATTAAGGCACTTGGTGTTGTTATGTACGGCACAAGCTCCATTTTTATAGTGCCTGCACTCGCTCGGGGTCTGTTTATTGGTTTCCATATTTATTCGGATGTATTTCTCGGTCAAGTTTGCCATAAAACTTTTCAATATCTTCACTTACAAGCGACATCCAATATGTAAATGCGGCAATCGGGAGCAATGCGAAGTATAGAATTTTGCACACGGCTTTGCGGTGTTTCTTTTTCATCCTCAGTCAAGTTTAACGTGGTTGTTTCTCTTTGAAATTCTTGCAATTCGGGTCGCCTGAACAGCCGACAGGCCATGCAGGTATCGATACTACACGTTTCTGTCCGTTTTCTTCGATATATTGGTCTGTGTTATACATCATGCACTCAACCTTGCAATGTCCACTCTTGAAGTCGTAATTAGCGCAACGGAAGCGGATGTCGCGGTTCTTATAAACTTTGCGGAATCCCATATCACTTCTCCTTTATCTCGTTCAACTTGTAACCGTTGGAGGTAAGAAACTCAATCTCCTGCACGGCGCATTCTATTAGGCTGTCGGTATGCGTAAGCCCCTTTATTACTCTTGGCTTCTCCGTGCAGTAGTAGCCGATACTCCATTGCTTGCCGTAGTCCATCGGAGCGACATCAAGCCAATATTCGTATTTCCCACTGTGAATTTTAAACGGCAGAAGTCCGAGCAAAGCGCTGAGGCTCCACGCAGGGAATGTCCCACCATAAGACCCCGTAGTCCAATCCCACGGCATCATGGGAACTTCATCATCCTCGTATCGCGCCATATCCGCCGTGTCAGCCGACACTCCGCATTGCAGAAGCCGGACTGTTTGCTTTTGGGTTGTTGCTATGTTTGTTTTCATTCTTATTTTACACTTTTAATCCGTTATTACTCACTTCCTTATAGTCCGTTGTCGAATTAAGCATATTTGAGTCGGCTTATTTTGTCAGTTCGTCGTGGTTTTGATATGTGAGCCATACTATCGCAGGGATGCCGAAGATTTCCTCAAATATCTTGGCGTATTTGACATTGATACCTCTCTTCCCCTTAACCATGTCATTTAGGATGGATGCAGAGGTGTGGATTTTCTCGGCAAGCTCCTTTTGCGACATGCCTGAGAAGAATATCATCTTCATCAGAAATTCTCCTACTTTCATGCTCTTTCGCCTAATTTGATGATTCACTTTTGTATGCGGCGCAAGCTGGATTCGTGACCTTGATTTTCAGAAGGCCATTGTGTGTCCTGTTGCTTTTGCGCACGCCGCAATATTGAATGATCGAACCGCCACACTCCCACCTTTCGCGATTCTTGCATGTCCGGCAGAACTTTGTCTGGTTAGACGGTGGAGTTATTGAAATTTCGGATGACTCAAAAAGAGTATTGTTCATTTGTTTCCTAAACTTTTATTGGGGATATTGGGGATTGTCGAGGCGGTTTTTAAGGCGGTTGATTTTGATGTTGATCCAGTTTTCGACAGCTTTTGGGCCATATATCTGCGCCATTTGCAGGCACATGATCAGGACATCGGCAATCTCTTCGCATACATGGGCGCGAGTGTCACGGCCACGGGCCAGCTTGCACAACGCTTCCTGAAGTTCGGCCATTTCCTCAAACAGCATTTGTATCTGGGAGTCTTTACCGTAGGTCTTGATTGCGCGCCGGATGGTTTCGTCGAATTCTTCTTCGCTGACCGCAGGGATGTCGCGTGACAGTGCGGGCCCGTATTGAACGGCCGGATCGGATGTGAGATTCAGGCTGTCTATGTTCATGTCAGTTTGGTTCGATGATGTTGTTGTCTACTATGGCGAGCGCCATGCGGACCGATGTGATGATGCCGGGATCGCGACGCATCTCTTTGACGAGTCCCATGACTAATGGAGCGGTGTTGCCGCCGGAGAACGACATTACTTTGCAGTTGTCGGGAGAAGATGCCGAGCCGACAATTACGAGTGCTCCGAGCGTGCCGTTTCCTTTGTTGGCATCGGCGAGGATCAGCTTATGGAGCCGGTTGATTGCTTTTTGCATGATTATGTGATAGGTTAAAATGGTTGTTTTGATGGCGTTTAAACCGAAGTGTCTGATTGCGCTACGAGGTCGTTGGCCGAGGTTGTCGCAGGGTCGAGTCCGCGGGCCTCGCAGTAGAGTTGCCAGCTCGTTTTACCCGTTGAGCGGACGGCGTCGGCATTAGCGTCGCGTTGGCGTTGTTCGGCATTGCGTGCTTCCCGGTAGGCTTTCTGCTTTTCGCTAAGAGGGATATTTCTGAGAGTAGCGTCGGAGGCAATTTTACGTCGCACGTGATTGAAAAGATGCCTGAGGTTACGCTGTTTCTCCCCGAGATCTTCCCATTCGGCCAGAACCATCAGGGCCACTTCGTCGAAACGTTCCCGGGAGAGGCCGAGAGCGGAGAGTCGGCGTTCCATTGACTCGGGGGGCATAGAGGCCAAAAGGTCGTTTAAAATCTTTTTCAAATAATCTCCCCCACCCCGCGCTTCGGCGCGCCGATCCCCCGAGGGGGGATTTAGGGGGGATATATTTTCTTTTAGTTTACTTTTATTTACTTTACTTTGGGGATTAATGTCGACATTAATTGAGTTTTTGTCGACATTAACTCGGTTTCTGTCGACATTAACCAATAAATAAGGGAAAGGCTCATTGGGATTGAGGCGTCGGCGCGTTGCCTCGAAGTAGCGCTGCTGAATGCCGCGCGAGGTCAGTATCTGAGCCGAGTCAAACAGGTCTTTGTCGAAAAATCCCCATCGGACCAAGCCCTCAATAATCTGTTGCAGCAGGCCGGCTGATATGCCGGGCAGCTCTTTAAGGAGTTTGAATCTCAGCGTGTCGGTCCACTCTACGAAGTATCCGTTACGGTATACCGCGCAAAGCAGATGGATCAGGCAGATCTCTCCTTTCAGGCCGAATTCCCCGGCGACACAAACCACCTTCTCGTCATAGAAGAAGTCGATGTCGAAAGGGAAGTAGTCGAGTCCTGATTTTTTTGGTCGAGCCATAGCTGTTTATAATTCTGTTATTGATATTCCGTGGACGCGGAGCATCAACTTCCGTTTCAGTCTATACTCTGCTGTGCGGAAGCCCTTTGTGTCCTCGACCACAGTAACACCGTCCTTGTCATAGACAAAATCAGCGTAGTAGGAACACTCCTTTTCCAAGAGGTTGCCCTGTGAGTCGCGTTGCGTGGGGATAAGCACATACTTTACCTGTTCACGGAGATTAGAGATAAGACCGGCGCGTTGCATCAGCTTCAGTTGGTTGGCTCTCTCATGTTCCTTTTGGGAAGCATGGTCACCCGTCTTTTTAGCACCGTACTTGTTGCGCTTCTTAGGTGAAGCCGGTGCAGCGCGCAAGGCCTTAAATTCGTCAATCGTCATCGGTCCGAGGAATGGATTTATCGACAACAACTGTTTCGGGGAGCGCGGTGCCGTCAGACAACGAGGCCGACACAGACACCTTCATGCCTTCGGGGATAGCATCGCGGAAGTTTTTCACGGCGCGTTGGACACTTTCGGTAGCAGCCACTTTCTCGGCCACCTTTGCGGGTTCGTTCGCCGGGACTTGATAGCGGTACACATCCACAATCTTAGTTTCGGCGATGGCCTCAATCTCGTAGTCGGTCATTGTTCCTTTCATGCCCTTGTTGAAATTGGCGAGAGCATCGGCGAAGGTGGATGCCTGTACCAGAATGTAGGAGGCCGAGCGTTTCTCGACACCTGTTTTCTCATCGAGGGTGATGTAATTAACCTTGACCTTGTAGAACCTGTCGCCGGTTTCGTCCCAGAAGATTTCCGAGATTTTGGTTTTGTTGACCGCGAGGACGTTGTACTCACCGCTGATAAACGCTGTGACCTCCTCAACGACACGGGCCTCAGCCTCTGTGCATGAAAGGGCATCAACGAGGTAAGGGTCTGTGACCTTGACTGTCTTGCCGCTCTCCGTCATTTTCTCATAACGGACCTTGACTTCAATCCACTGTGCCATTATCTACCTCCTTCCGTTGTGGCTGCTTTACAGCAGCAGGGTTCTGAGCTTACACGAGGCTCAACCGCACAGCGTAAGCGGTCATGGAGGGCTTCTGCATACTCTTGCATTGCATTCAACTGTTTTTTGAGGTTCCAACGCTCTTCTTCCGAGATTGCTCCTAAAGTGTTGATCGCCCTTGTTACTTTGCAGATGCGCTCGTTGAGGTCGGCGAGTTCGATTTTCATGCGATCAACATGCGTGTCAGCTATTTTGTAGCTTTCCTCAAACACTTCGGCCGGAGACCATGAGCGGTAGCCACCATCGTATATGACAAGGTAGCCGTCTGCGCCGGGGTTGAAAGAGGCCTTGCCGATTGTGAAATACTTGTCGGGGACATTGGCACCGGCTCTTTTTGCGTCCGCTGCATTCATTCGCATGGCTTGAACCGTCTTTGTTCCGATATAGGTTCTCATGTCGTAGGAGGCGTTTCTGTCATTTTCCATTGTTCATGCGGTTTTTGAGTTGCTTACTGATTTTGAATCTCACGGTGCGCTGCGCGGGAATAACGATGGAGGTTCCGGCGCTTATGTTGCGGGCTTTCTTCTCTCTGGTAGTCTTGACTTCCATAGTCGCAAAGCCGCGAATATATACGTTATCGCCGCGCATGAAGGCGTTGGAAAGGCTTTCGATTACAGCGTCGACGGCGTCGGCGGCAGTAAATTTGTCGAGCCCCGGAATACGGTTGCGGAGATCTGTGACGATGTCATTTTTTGTCATTGAGTTTCGTTTTAAGTTTTGTTATGAGGTTGTTTATCATTCTGATTCTATTGGCCATTTTCGTAGACGAAGATGCTAAGGGGGCGAGCATTCCATCGCGACGCGCTTCGAGATGGGAGATTATCACGGCAACGTCGGTTTTGCATATATCGGGCATGGTGCTGCCGGGTTAAGGTTTAAAGAAACCTTGGAAACGCACAGTTCCGAAATATTCAGGAGATTTGATAAGACCGTCGCCGCAGCCTGAGAGAGTTTCGGCACCCTCTTCATCAAGGACTACTTTGGAATCCACAGCCTTTGGCACACGGAAGCAGATCTGAACGGGAAAGTTGACTTTTGCGTCGCCGGTTATGATCTTGGTTGAAGCTCGCTGAGTAGCGGCAACGATACGATAGCCGAGAGAACGGCCCTTTTGCAAGAGCATTTTCAGATTCTCTTCGAGGGACTTCTCGCGTCCCACAGTGCGGATCTCATATTTAGGAATAGGAAATCCCATGGGGCCCCGTTTGGTTCCGACTTCGACTTTTTCGCGAATATCAAGCTCTTTGCCGGAACGGGCAGCGGACACAGCGTCGGCAAATTCGTCAAAGACAATCAGAGTTTTGCTGCTTGATCCGTTTTTTGCGCGCAGTTGCATTTCTGCGACGAGTTCTTTCATTCGTTTTTCGATGTCGGAGATGTCTGAGATAATCTCGCAGCCGGATAATTTACCGATGAACTCATATTTCGGATCGAGCACTATGATACGTGATACGCCTGCAAGTTTAGCGTATTCGATTGTACTTTTGATACAGACTGATTTACCTGAACCTGTAGCTCCGCAGATGAGCATGTGTGGGGTAGACTGATTGTCGATGTCCCATATTACTGTTCGGCCAAAGTTATCAAGTCCGATGGGAAGCCGTGAGCCTTGAAGATACTTTGCATCCCAGATTAGCGTTTCCCCGGAGCGGTGGGGAGCCTCCACGCAGAGATATGAATGACCATCGTGCATTGAGAGTGTAGGCAGGACTCGCACGGACGGAACATCGATCGCATTTGCGATGTCGAGCGCATGGGTTGCGATGTTGGCGATTTTGACTCCGGCTCCGATTTCAAGCAGATATGAGACCGATGAGTAGGAACCGAGTACGTGTGCCACTTTTACCATTATGCCGAAAGAGCGGAGGGTGTGTTCTATTTTTTCTTGTTGTGTCATGTCGTCGCGTAATTCGTAAGAAATGAATGTTGCCGCTTTTTTGCGGAAAGATGATATAACTTTGGGAGATATGGATGCGGTCGAGGCATCGCGTATTTTTCGTTGTCTTCGGGCAATGAGTATTTTCTTGCTTTCGGGGATGTTGAAGTCGTCGATATCAGCGATGATAGTTCGTGCCCAAAAGTCATAGAGCTCGGCACGGTCAGCCATCGGGTCGGCATCGTTTATCGTGTAGAGGTAGTCGGGATCTTGTGTCGCTTGCATGACGCGTCGCAGAGGTTCGTAGAGAATAGCCTCATACAGCCTGCGGGTATCGGAATCAAGCGCGATGACCATCTTCTTGAGCTGGGGAGAGCCGTCTTTGTTGGCGCTGTGTTTGTTTTCCATATACCAGACCTCGTCGATCGGCAATGCCGGGTTGAGGTCTTCCCATGACAAGGCGTAGACAATGGCCTGCTTAGCCCCGGTATAAGCGAGTTCTGCATCATCGGTATAGGCTGATTTTGATTTATGGTCAATTATTGCGATTATGCCGTTTTTCAGCCTGACAACGAGGTCTATCTGGCCATGACAAGGCAGAGGTATATCCACTCCGTTGATGACGAGCCATCGGTCGGTTCGCATTTCCACTGCTAAGATCTCGTCGATGTCGGAGGTATATAATGAGCGCTCTTTATAGAAATTCGAGATCAGGGCAGCTGCAGTCTTGGTTGCCACTTCGATACACTTCTCAACCGTAGGCGTTTTTTTTCCGAGCTTCCAGTCATTGGCCTTCATCTCGTCGATAGACTTAAAAGCCGCCTCTTGCATTTCCGCTATGTTTGCTTCCGCGCCGGTGTCACGGAGCGTCTCGAAATAGAGCTGGAGCGCGGCGTGATATGCTGTGCCTGCCACCGTAGTGGCTGACCTGCGTGAGGGCTCGCGATAGATATAGCGGCGCTCGAACTCCTTTTCGTTGCGGGCGAATGTAGCAACGCCTGAGTATGACCATGAGTCGATTAGGAAATTGGAGAAATGATCCTCAAGCTCGTCGCCTCTCAAAAGCGAGTATTTGTTGACAGCTCTTTTCATGGCATATCAATTGTCGCCTGTTGGCCGGAGGCGCTTTTCACGTTCGCTTTCGTCTCACGTGCGCGAAGCTTCTCTTTGGCTTTCTCCATAGACTCAGTTGTAGGTTTGAACTTGGGAGCGGATTCGCGGGGGCTGACTTCTTCATATTCGACGTCGACGATGTCCTGAGCTTCTTCGGTTGTGCGGAAGCCCATTGCCATTTCAGGCGCAAAACTCGACACCCAGTAAGATGCTGCTCGATAGCGCAGCATCAGTTCCGGCATGGTCGGCCACTTTGAACCGTTCTTTGAATACCATCCCTCACCAACGGCCATACGTATTGATGCCGGGGGAGACACTAACTCCCGGCCTGTGGCTTTCTCTATGGCGTATGCGACACAGACGATATTGTCAAGTTCAGGTTTTTCAAACGGTTTGAGGATTTCACGATTTTTGCCGTCGGGGCCCTTGGCCCATGTCTTATAGGGAACTTCGCCGACCTTGCCGTCGATATGGAAGCGGTAGTCGAGCGTTGTGTATCGTCCGCAAGTGTTTACGCAGCCGATCAGGAATTTTGCCTTCCATGTCGGATTGCCATTTACTACACAGAGGTTTTGCATGACTGTCAGAGGAAAGACCTGAAGCCTGCAGGCGATCTCAACCGCTATGACGCAGTCTCCGAGATTGCCCTTATAGGCAGCCGGCACAAAGTTTGACTCAGACAGGGGCTTTGCAATGCGTTGATAGGTCTCGAATTGCCGTTGCATCTGACCGGCCAGAGATTGATTGTAGGCTGTGGCAGACTGCAGTTCGGCAATTTTCATCTTAGTTTCCGCTTTCTTGAACTCGACGTCGATAGCGGTCAGTTCTTTTGTGGAGGCGGAAGAGGGTGCCTGTTGCTGTTGGTTAACGTTACACATGATTGATGGTGTTAAAATGGTTTGAACTATATTGCGGGTTGCCGGGATTGAAAATGGAGGCTGCGCCATTGGCGTTAAGGCAGACAGCGCAGCCTCCGGGTTATCAATCATGTAGCAACTACCGCTACTTGCAGCCTCTGAGGGGTTCGAACCCTCTCCGACAGAACCAAAATCTGTAGTGCGACCAACACACCGAGAGGCTTCCTGTTTCAGAGTTGCAAGGGGTTGGGGGCTTTATCGACCTCTTTGCAGAAGCGGTCGTAGGCTTTGATCCACGGGTCGACCCGGCGCCAACGCCTGTAAAGGCGCCCGACGGCGAAGCAGGCGGCGACGCCGAGACCTTTGTCGATGATGACTTGCAAAGTCCATGCGGTAGCATTCTCACTGGTTTCGGTTACGAGAATGAGTGCCATTGCGAATATTCCGAGGATGGATAGGATCGCGATGCGGGTTATCGAGACTTTTATGTTCATTGTTGCGGATTTTCAGAGGGTTTCTTTTATGAGATCGTAGAGCTCCCATCGGAGACCGCGCAGACGCTGTCGCGCTTCTTCGGTGTCGGCGATAGAGATGAGGGTATCGATTTTGCGATAGTCCCAGCGGCGGAACGATCCGGCTTTCTCGATGAGTTTCTTGTCGAAGTCTGTCATTGCTGATGGTGTTGGGGGTTATGTGTGTCTGATGGCGTGGAGGGCTGCGCGGGAGCTGATCTCGTCGACCGATGCGATGCGGTTGGTAGTAAGCCACTGCTCGATCTCTTCGCGCTTGAAGTAGTATTGGCCGTTCTGCTTGTAGGATGGGAACTCGCGCTGCTGCGCCATGCGTCTGACGCGGTCGGCCGAGCGACGCAGATAGAGGGATAGCTCTTCTATCGACCACACGTTCTTTTTCAGGATTTCGGTGCGGCGGTTGCTCTGCTCGACGTCGGCTTTGATACCGTCGAGGGTCGCGCGGATTTCGCCGAAAAGTGCTTCGAGACGTTCGTTCATAGCGATGATGGGTTAACGGGTTGGAAACAGAGCTTCAGGTGAGGTTTTGAAATGGCGGGCGAGTGTTTCCTGCGCCAGGGCGTCGGGGATTGCGTCACCGGCGATCCATTTGCGTACTGTTATTTCAGATCTCTTCGTCACACGGGCAACCTCCAGAACGAAAGCATAAGGCGGAGTCAGAGGCTTCGGCTGTTTTTTTGCGTTGTCATAAAGCTCTTTAAGTGTCATATTTTATTTGTAATTACGGTGTTCGTTTTTTATATTTGCGATAAGATTTTGTTATCACGATGCAAAGATATGGTATTACCATAGTAATTACAACTATTTCGTAGTAATTTAATAGTATTTAACTTTTATGAATCTTGTTAACCGTCTAAAGATCTATTTAGAAGAGAAGGGTATTACAAGCCGGTCTCTTGCCATCACGTGTGGAATCGACCCCTCTAACCTTATTAAAATGCTTAAAAATGAGCAAAATATCTCAAAGAAGTCAATTGATAAAATCATAGCGAATACTGACATAAACCCTGATTGGCTCCTTACCGGCGAGGGAGAGATGCTACGTTCCGAATCCGAACCAGACGAAATTGCATTGGCAGCGGTTCATACCGTGCCGTTAGTTCCGGTCGAGGTGTTTGCCGGGCCAATACAGCGATATATCGTGGATGGCGTCAGAGAAAAGGATTGCCGTAAAGTTGTGACGCCCGTTTCAGGTGCCGAACTTGCTATTCCTGTCAGCGGAGACTCCATGTCGCCGGACATTCCCGACGGCTCGACACTGTTTTTGGCGCGCATCAACGATGCCGCATTTATCCCCTGGGGCAATGTGATGGTGCTGGATACCGAAAACGGCGCGGTCGTCAAGCGTATCTACCCGAGCAAAAATAGCCGCGATGCTGTCGAGGCGCGCTCGATCAATCCCGAATATCCGCCGTTTGATGTGCCCAAAGAGTCGATTCGCGGCATTTACCGCGTGTTAGCTCAGTCGAAGTTTTACCCGACAATGTAATTGATTTGAAGATAAAGCTTTTCTCTCCGGGTTGGCTCGTGATCTACGCCATTGTCATGTTTGTTGTGGGGGCAGCTCTGCTATCGAGAAGTGACATAGAAAGCTTGGAGCGCTTGGGTTATGCAAAACAGGAGCAATACACCTATACTGACAGTGACGGTGAAGAACATGAGGACTTGTCTTTGATAGAGATTAAGGGTGTCGGCAAGGTGCTGACATATAACGACGTGTATCTTTCGGCCATCCCACTTTTGATTATTTCCCTTATCCTTGGGCGCGTGATATTCCATAGTCGTGACGAATTACGGTGTGCAATTTATTCTAATTGCATGGTTGGCTTTTGTCTCATATCCTTAACGACAAAAGCTAATGTAGTGTCCACTTTACTGTTTTGGGCCGGGAATATTGTCGCTGGAATTGCCTTATCTTGCATGGCAGGAGATAAAGAATAAAAGATATAGCGAAAAGTATGACATAGAAGAGTTTACGACAGAAGAGGGGTTTAAATCATACATTTGTAACTGTTTTTTATTAGCGTAATTATTCAATGAGTAAAGAAAAAAATGTCTTCGATAAGATAGGCCGGATCGGACTGCTACCCTTTGTGTTATCATGCTATATTGTATATTGTTTTCTTATTAATTTAGGGAGTTCTGTTAGGGCTCTTAAAAGAGTAAATGAGGAATTTTTGTGGTTTGTCATTCTGTCGTTAGTCTGTATTTTGATTGAGATCTTCATTTGGATTCTTGGCTCAATGAAGAGAAACTATGATGAGGTCATTTCGAAGAAGGAAACAGAGATTAGTCTTATGAAAAGAAATCATGACAATACATTGACGCGAATTTCAAGTGAGCATGAGAAGAAAATCGGGGAAAAAGATAGAATGATAAAAGCAATTTATTCTTTATCGGTATCCTCGACACCTTTCAAGGATTCGGCGCATTTGATAGCGGATATTCGCACTTTTATATACGATAAGAGTGCTTTTTACCTACGACATAAATCACCTCCAGCGAGAAGGGCCGCAGATGAAGTGAAAAGGATGAAACTGATTATGAATAAGGAAATTGAAGAGTGCAATGAAATGCGTTACAAATATGAATTCTTATTATCTACTTTCCCTGAGCTTAAGGAGTATGTTGAAGACGATATGGCTACCATCTCGTTAAGTAGGACTGATAGTTTCGACGACTTCAAAGAAGCACGTGATAGAGCAAAGGATTACTTAAGTTCTGAAGAATGGAATGCGTTGGATGTAGATGACCGTAACCAGTTGGCATTGGATCGATATAAGAAAAAGAATAAATCAAACTGGGAATTAGGTGTGGAATACGAACACTATGTCGGCTATCTATTGAGGGAGGGCAGACCACCTTTCAGTGGAAATTTCCATGTCACACAGTTTGGGGAGTTGAATGGACTTGCTGACCTCGGACGAGATATAATCGCTGAGAAAGTAGATCTATTCGGACGTAAAACCATCTATGTTATTCAGTGTAAAAGATGGTCAGAAAAGAAGTCAATCCACGAAAATACAATTTGCCAATTATATGGAACTGCGATAGAATATATGTTAAGAAATAGGGGCTTAATCGAAGATGATGTCGTGCCTGTGCTTGTAACCACAACCGAATTGACTAAAACCGCCAAAGAATTCGCAGCGTACCTTAAAGTCTTGGTATACATACTCCCAATGGGAGAGTATCCGATGATAAAATGCAACATTAATGGCGACGAGAAGATTTATCATCTTCCGTTTGATCAGCAATATCATCGGACGGAGATTAAGAACAAAGGTGAATTTTATGCAATGACCGTAAAGGAAGCCACGAATAAGGGTTTTAGGAGAGCGAAAAAATATTTCATGAATTGAAAAATCAAGTAACCATGACAAGCGAAGAATTTGACGAGCTCTGTTGTGATTCGCTGGCGGAGCTGAAAGAGGCTGCTTTCGAATACCTGCTGCTCAACCCCGGTTCTGACTTCGGCGACTGGCAGCAGGGATTGGTTTCTGACTATCCGGCAGAGGTCGTGGACGCTCTGGGCAGCAGTCCGGCAGAGGTTTATGCCGGGCTTGCTGACTTATGGGAGCGGGACTATGCGGATCCGAAGACGGGCATCGAGCAGAAGTTCAGCGAGTGGGCCGAGTCGTTCGCCACTGAACCGGCTGTAGGGATCTACTACTTTCTCGTCGATGCCTGCGCGGATTTGAAGTGTATGGGGCGACGGTTTCCATGATAATCCGAGTTAGAAAATCTTCGGGATACGCGCCACTGCCTCGCGTTTGGTCTTGTCGAGAATTTTGGCGTAGATTTGCGTTGTCTCGATACTCTTGTGCCCCATCAGTTTCGAGAGGGTGTAGAGATCTACTCCGGCTTCAAGCATCATGATGGCGAAGGAGTGCCGGGCACAGTGAAACGTGATGTGCTTGTTGATGCCGGCGGACTTTACCCAACCGGCTACCGTATAGCTCACCAATGTGTAAGTCGGCAGACCGGCGAATACAAGTTCATTGTCACTTTGTCGCTGCCCGAGAAATCCGACAGCCTGCTCATTGATGTCAAGATATTCCAGTGAGCGGGTTTTCTTTTGAGTGAACACTATGCGCGTCACTTCGCCGAGAGTCTGCACTTCGCCCCACGTCAGCTTCTCGACGTCAGACCAACGCAAACCGGTGAGGCACGAGAAAAAGAATGCACGCCCGAGCGCTTCATTAGGTGCGGGGATTCTGGAAAGCCGACGTATCTCATCGACGGTGAGAAACTGACGGTTTGATTCAGACTTCTTGAAGCGCTCAACATTGACAGCAGGATTGCGCGACAATAAACCCTCCTTGACAGCGGTGGCGAAAACGCAGCAGAGCTTACTCATCATGACCTGTTTCGTCCCCTGCGAGAGAGAAGGTGCGTCAGGCCGCGGGACTTCTCGGTGACGCCCACGAAATCTTGTCTTTTCAAGATATTCGCGAAAACCGGCTACCCAGCGCGGCGTAATATCAACAAGGCGGATTCGCAGATTAGGCTCATACGCCATCAGATGATTACGGCAGTTATTCCATGTGTTTTTCGTTTTACCTTCCCTGCGGTCGATTAAAATCTGCAGGTAGTCATAGAACAGAATGTTGTCAGCGGCAGGAGTGTCAATCCCGAGCTTAGCCCTTTGGAGTTCGACAACACGTTGAGCTTTGATACCTTCGGCAATTGCAAGGGTTTCCCTATTCTTTTCCCGGTCTTGTTTGGTGCGCTCCGGAATGAGATAGAGTTTCAGGTATTCATCCTTGCGGGTTCCATTGATACTACTGCGTAAAAATAGTGCTTGCGTACCATTCTTTCGAGGTCTGCTTCTAAGATACACAAGTTCTTTGACGGGTTTCTTTTTCATGCGTGAACTGTGGGATTTTGGTGCGCACCATTTTCTGCGCACCATTTAAGCACCGCAAATATACACATTAGAAACCAAATAAACACACAATAGCTCAATTTATTTTTGAGCCTAAAATTATCATATATCGGCATATATTGTGTGTGTGATAGGTAAAGACAGTGTGCAAAGATTGTCCAATTAACTTTTGCCTACAAAATTAACAAAAATCCCCGAGAATCTTTAGAGAGTAATGGGAATAATGGGAGCTTGTGGTGTTTTGGGTTGCCCATTCCCAAAGCTAACAAAGCTCCCCCGTCCTGATTAGTGCGATCAATCAAATTGCGGCTTCCCGGGTATTTTCAGATGTCGGACAAAAGCTGTAATTTTGCAGCGAGATCGTTCAACACCCCCTGACACAATGACCCATATAAAGGACCCCGGAATGGAGACACGGCAACGGCGCGCGAAGATGCTGACAGGCATTTCGTTGCTTGCCATTATTCCGTTTCTGATTCTTTGCACGTTCGTCTATCCGGTCAACGATGATTTTACGTTTGGCTTGCGCCATATTCAAAAGAATGTCTTTCAGGTCTCAAGCGACATCTATCTGTATTGGAGCGGACGATATTTCGCGACCTTAATTTCTGCGCTGAATCCGTTTGCCGTCAGCGACAATCCGATACCTCTTTTCAGAATCTATTCAGCTGTTACCATAGTGCTGACGACCATCGTTATGACGCTTTCGCCGGCAATCTGCTGCCGAAGGCAGCTAACACACTGTCAATCGGCAGGATTGGGGGGAGTATTTTTGCTCACTTACCTGGCTCTGATGCCAAGCGTTTCGCAGGCGTTCTACTGGTTCTCATCATGCACAGCCTTCACAATTCCTTCGCTTCTCTATATCATGCTGGTGGCCTTAACGGCTGCAGACAGCAAAGCGTCTTATTTCATAGCCTGCACGCTTGCACTGATCGTGCCGGGCGGTAACGAAGTCACAGCCGTCATCACCGTCGGCACTCTCGGATATATCGCCTTCACCTATCACGACAGAAAATACTGGCTTCTTCTGACGCTGTCGGCCGTAGCACTCCTACTGGTCGTTCTGGCACCGGGTAATGCCTCGAGAATGGCAAACCAGCACATCTGGGCTAACGCCGAACTCTGGGCGCTGACATTCAGCATCGGCCAGACCGTCAGCTGGATATTTCTCTGGGGGCCGGTTCTGCTGCTCGCCACAACAATATATATCCCGCTTTTCGGACGTAAGCTCGCATCCTCGCCGATCTACGACGTAAGCTTCAGCCGCTATCTCGTCTGGTTTTTCATCACTATCATCCTCGCCCATATACCGCCCACCTACGGCATATCTTCGGCCATAGTCGACCGCACGGCCAACTGCCTGCTGATATTTGTCATTATCGGATATTTCCATGGGGTCAACATCCTGCTCAGAAAGCATCGCGCCACAGCCGACAGGCTCGCCTCTCTGCTTTCCGGCAAATGGATTTTCGGAGCATCGCTTTTCTGCTTTCTCTTCGCCGCCCCGTTCTCCATCAACAGTCCGGTAGCCACGGCAGTAACCGACATCATTACCGGAAAAGCGGCGGACTACAAGCGAATACAGCAGCAACGAGTCGACATCGTCAGGCAAACCCCAAGCGCAGAGCCTGTCAAGCTGCCGCCGCTCGG